TTGTTTTTGCGTGTAGTACATCTACCCAAGTAAGTGTTGAGTTTGCTGTGCGGCTTGGTGCAGTCCTAAGTTTTATTCCGCCTGTTGAACCTGTGAATATATATGCTGCACCTTTAGAGTGTTTATGCTTAAAACCACCCGTTTGACCATGATAAGCATTAGCCATTAAACCTATAAATACTTCCGCTGCTGTGCTGTGACTTCTCACAAGTGAAGAACCGTTGCCCTCTATTGCTCGAAAAATCGTATGCCAATTTTCAACATCACTTGTACCCCATCCTATATTGCCGCTATCTTGTTGCAACCATAATGTATCAGTACTACTATTTTGTACTAGTAATGCCGTTGTTGCTGATGTTGTGCCGCCGCCTTTTACGTGTAATCGCCCTAGGTTTGTTCCACCTGTATTTATTCCAACAGAACCTGTGTCGTAATATATATCTGAACCACTTGTTGTCCAAGGTGAAGAACCACCACCTCCACCACCACCACCACCACCACTCAACAAATTTGTTGTGGTTGTTCCATCGTAAAATTTCAAGCTTGTGCCATCAAACCACAAATCCCCGCTATTTGGTGCGGTTGGGTCTACACCACTTCTCATTCGTAGAGATGCTTTGGCTGTCGTGGCTGCTGCTAAATCAATAAAAGCTGTTGGTGATGTAGTTCCTATACCTATATTGCCACCAACAAAGACGTCTCCATCTAAAGTACTGTCTCCAGTATTATGAAATTTAGTTGATGGATTTGAAGTACCTAATCCAAATGGAGATGTGATTATGTATGATGGTTGGCTAGAATAATGAAACCTAACCGAATTACCTCCCGTACTGCCAAAAACCTCCAAGATACCGCCACCGCCACCGCCTTGCGATACTCTCATTATCGTATCATCATCAGTAGCTTTTACTGTAAAGTTGGTGTATGTGGTTAATGCTCCACTATGCGTTATAGCACCATCATCCGTAACCTTCAACAAATCCGTTCCCGCACTGTTCTGTGCTAAGAAGGTGGTTGTAGCAGATGTTGTGCCGCTGCCTACTATGTGAGTTCTTGCTGTTGGAGATGACACTCCAATACCAACATTGCCATCTTTGGTTAATTTCAGTCCAACATAGTGTGTACCCAAATTTTTGTATTGTAGAAACACTCCATCGTTTTCATCGTTTTGTCTGTCAAAACCAATAGCATTATAAATTAACGTATTGCCTATTGAATAATATCCAAAAAAACCATTTGACCCACTATAAATTGAACCTGAGTTATTAGACTTTGCAGCTATATATCCTTCTTCGTCAAATCTCCATCCATTGTTCCCCGACATTGGTAATAGCAATATATCTCCAGCTGCGTCGGTAGATTTTATCTCAATATCTCTCCTTGCAGTCAAAACCAGATCTGTGCCATCTGCGTATAAAGTAGCAGTATAATTATTACTTGCACTTTTTAGTTTTAATACACCACCATCAAAGATGGTTACTGTGCCATCGTCAGTTACATTTAACTTGTCCGTTCCATCGCTATTCTGCACCAATAATGCAGTTGTTCCGCTTGTTGTTCCGCTGCCTTTAACGTGTAGTCTTGCTGTTGGAGATGCTTCGCTTATGCCTACGTTGCCGCTTGTGTTAATCCGCATTGCTTCGGCATTGTTACTGTACCAAGTTGGAAAAAATAATGCAGCCGCAGTATGTCTAATCTCACCTGTTGTAGGAATTATTGATATTTCGTGATAATTAGCCGTATTCAAACTATTGCGAAATGCGAGTCCGTATTCTCCAACTCCACTTGCTTGTATTCTCGGTTTAGGGTTGTTTCCCAAAAAATAGAATTGCCCATCATCCGTAACCTTCAATAAGTCCGTTCCCGCACTATCTTCTAATAAAAATGTTGTTCCAGTTGTTGTTCCTTCGCCTTTTACTCCAAGTCTTGCACCTAAAGATGTTACATCGTTGCCTATTGTTACTTGACTGCTTTCATTGTAATTAATAGCACCTACGAACGAAGAACCATTAAAATATTGAAGGCTTGTTACGCTACCTTGTTGTTGTAATCTTGTATAACCCCTAGTTTGGGTGGTATCTCTTAAAGTTATATATGCAGCACCAGCTACATTCATAGTTAATCGTTCGGCAAACAATCCAGAACTTGTTACATATGCAACTTCGGTTCCTTGTACTGCTAATGATAGTCTGTTAAATCCTATTGCATCTATTTGTGGTCCAACACTTGTATTGTAACCAATATCTACCCCTTCATTAACATTAGCATCTCTTCTAACTCTTATAAAGTTTTCATCCCTCGTAAAACTTGCCGAATAACTCAAATCAGTACCACCAACATTGGTAAATGGTATCTGCCCATCTGTGCCTAACGAATGGAATGTGTTACCATTAATGTCTGTTATGGTTCCATTATCTAACACCTTCAACAACTCTGTATCCGCACTATTTGTCAATAAGAATGTTGCTTGAGTTGTTATGCCTCTACCTTTTACGCCAAGTCTTGCACCCATAGAACCATCGTTTCCAATAGATACTACCTCAGATGCACTACCATAAGCCCAATAGCTAAAACCCGAATGTCTATAATAACTACCTAATAAGTAAACGGAATTACCACCACCCATATAGATTGTGTTAGAACCAACACCATAAATGCGAAAATCCGAACCGCTTTGTCCGTTTAATTGTAGTCTTAAATCACCTTCAGCATATAGTTCTGTCCCACCATAATGCAGTCCACTCGAATAAGCCAAGTTATCATTCGTAGCATTAACAAAGGGTATCTGCCCATCTATGCCGAGTGAAACACCAGCTGACCTGCTTGCTATAGAATAGTAACCACCATCTATCAAGCTACCTGAACCACTTGTGTAAGATAATGTTAGGTTATAAAAATTAGAATCAGTGGGGTCTACCGTTGCAGCTGTACAAGTGTATATTGCAAAGGCATCTGGATCTTGATTATTAGCTATTATTATGTTGCCACCTCCAAAGGCAGTTATTACTGTTATTGCGTCGACGTCATACCCACGCGCAACAGTACTAATTCGCAGTGTTGTAACATCAACAAACTGTATCGATGTCTCAACAAGGTCAGTGATAGCCATAGATCCCTCTGGTTGAGTAGATGATCCCCCAAAGTATGAATTAAAAAACATATACGGAAGCTGACCTATAACCCCCGCAGCGTTTGTATTAGCTGTAAAAGCAACTATGTCTTCGATAGCAAAGTTTTTTGTAGTTCCGTCTGTATTAGAGCCGACTAACCTATCGCTACCTTGTATAGTGGTATCGTTGACGTATTTACTTATTCTAGCCATTTTACATTACTTTTTTGACTTAGATCCAAAGCCGTTCATTTTATATGTAGCTGGAGAGTTATATCTTTTTCCAATTATATTCTCTGTACTAGCTTTACCTTTATTCCTGAACTCAAAATACCCTTTTTCTGTAAATGGTTTACCTGTTGTTGGATCTATTGTTTTTCTATTAAATCTAGATACCTTTTCTCCATCCCTCTCTTCTTTCATTTTATAATAGTCTCTAGTTGCTCTTCTTATCTCTTGATTCTGCGCTCTACGTAGTATTGTGTTACTGCGTTTGACATTCTGTCTTTCTGCAGCACCTTGGTTGTATTTGCTCTTAGGTTTATCTATATCCCCTTGTATTGGTTCTTTTGTACTATTACTTTCGATGCTTTGTGTTGCGTACTTTAAGCCAGCATTAAAAGCATTACCACCAAGAGTGTAAGCATCGCCGCTGAAAGGGTCTTTATAACTAGATGATCTACCAAGTCCCTCAGCCATTTCCGCTTTTGTTGGTACTTCATAATCCAAACCATCTGCTTCTTCGAAGTCTTCTGAAGTTAGTACGTCTGGTATGAATACATCTGTCTTATACTTTAATGCAGAGCTTTTATATGTTATTGGTGATGACTGTGACAGTGAGTCAAAGCCCATTTTTAATACTGAGTTTTTCTTGTTGCTTTTCATGTTTTTAGTTTTATTATAGGCTTCGCGTTCCCAAGGCAACGTACCTGCTCCTTCGTTCATACTGCTTCTAGGGTATATTTTACCCTTCCAGTAAACGTTGTTGTCATCGTAGTCTAAGTCTCCGCGTTTCATTTGTTCTATATGTACTTTCTCGTGCGCTATGGCTTCTTTCTCTAATGGCGAACCCTTCTTAACACTCTTGTCTACATATATAGACCCATCATTATTAGCTTCAGCTATAACGTCGCCATCTAAGTCTTTTCTAATTACAGGTGTTCCACCTTGTTTTAATTTTTTTCTTTTTGATTTTGCCATTTTATCTAGTATTATCTTTGAGCATAATATCTATGGCTTTATTGAATACCTTGTCCGTGTACGATTTGTTTTCAAAAAACACACTACGTTTAGAAGTAGGTAAATCTTCTTCAGCCAGCAATATGCGATATATTCTGCTTATTAGTTGTGAGCACTTAAATGATGTCTTAAAAATGCTGTATTTGATTGTAGTGCGATTGCGATTCCTCCATACCTCTATCCAGCCTTGTTTCCGCATTTTATCCCAGCGGCGTTTGTCCCAAGACAAGAGGTATTCACCATCCATAAATTCTTTTCTAGTAAACCTACCCATACAGTCTAGTGTTATTAACAACTCTAATTCTGCATCGGTTAGATTATAAGTTTTACAGGCCCACTTTCGAACGAGCCTGTAATACTTTAATAATCCTATTTCTCTTAAATCAGAGGGTTCTATCCTCTTCATAGCTATTCTACTATAACTACATCGTTAACCCTTATTACTTTGTAGACGATGTTATCTTTTGTTATGCTGTGGCCAGCATGCTTGTCATAATATATTATATCACCTTCCTTTAAAACGTCTGGTACAAGGTCCCCATTACTTATTATTTCACCCTTTAGATACCTATTTTCGCTGTCGATGCTATCTGAAATATCAAGACCAGCTATTTGCTTTTTTTCTTTGATATTTTTTACTATCATATAATAACTAACTGCTCGCATTTTCTATTCTTATATTAGATACTACACAATCAGCTGAAATTATAGTAGATACTACACTAACCGCATTCTTTAATGCTGTTTTAGTAACTAGCAACGGATCAACTATACCCGCTTTTATCATATCAACATACTCACCTGTTACAACGTTGCAACCTACACCAGTATCACCCTTGTCTTTAAGCTCTATACCAGCGTTTTCTAGTATTGTTTTGTATGGTGCTTTTATCGCATTAAAGAATATCTCTAAACCTGGATGGTCTTCAAACGATGCGTCCTGTTGATTATATGTCTCTATGAGGCTATCCGCAGCATCTACTAGTGCAACACCGCCTCCAGGTACAATACCTTCCTGTAGTGCAGCTTTAACCGCGTAAATTGCGTCTTCAACCCTGTCTTTCTTTTCTTTTAACTCAACCTTAGAGCCAGCTCCTACCTTTATAACACCAACAGAACCAGATAGCATAGCTAACCTTTGCTCTAATTTGCGCTTTAAAAACCCATTTTTCTCGTTTTTAATCTGTTTTTTTACATCTTCTATCCTACCTGTCAAACTTTCATCTATCGGTAGTGTAGTAAGTACCGTACTGTTGCTGTCAGTAACTGATAGTTTGGCTTTTCCAAGGCAACTAGGATCAATTAAGTCCAAATCATCCCCAAGCTCTTCATTAATTACGTCAGCACCTGTTAATATCGCTAAATCCTCTATAGTTTGGTTCCTTGTTGGTCCAAAACCAGGTGGGTCTATTATATTAACCTTTATGTTACCCTTAACTTTGTTCATTAGTAGGGCTGATTTAACCTGTTGTTCAACCTCTGCCACTATAAGTAGTGACTTTTTGTTCTTTATTACATATTCTAGTATGTTTTGTATCTTCCTAAGATTAGGTATCTTACTAGATACAATCAAAACAACAGGATTTTCAAGTTCACACTTGTTTTTCTCTGTATTTGTTACTAGGTATGGAGATGTGAGACCAGATTCTATCTTGACTCCATCAACAACGTCAACGTACGTCTCATCTGTTTGTGACTCTTCCATCAATACCACACCATTCTTACCTACTTTCTTATAAGCTTCTGCGATTATCTTACCCAATACAGCGTCGTTGTTACAGCTTATAGAGCTAACATGATCTAATGTTGCTTTCTTTACTTTAACACTAACATCTTCTAAGTATGCTTCAACCTGCTTTAAAGCTACGTCGATACCATTCTTAATGTGTCTTATAGAATAATCTTTGTATTGCGGCTTGTTTACTTCTTTCAGTAGTGATTCAGCAAGGACGATAGCCGTAGTGGTACCGTCCCCTGCCTCTTTCACGGTATTTTTCGATGCCTCTTTAATTAGTGTTGCACCTATGTTTTCAACCGGATCGTATAAGACTACGCTGTCTGCAACGGTTACACCGTCTTTTGTAATCACCGGTTTTCCTAATCCATCTTCATAAATAACACACTTCCCTGAAGCACCTAAGGTTGATTTAACTGCCTTCGCTAGTTTCTCAACCCCATTAATAACCTTCGTTTTTGCGTCGATGCCAAAATCTAAATTCTTGACAATCTGACTTGGTAAATTATATTCCATTAAATTAAATTGTTTTGTTAAAGATTAATTACTCACCATCTTCTTCAAAGGTTTTAATCACCTTAGGCCCATCTAAAAAATCAAGCTTCTTAGTATAGTGATCGATGCTTCCATCAATTGCTGCTTCTGCTCCTTCGATAGTTTCCCTTCGTGTTACATCAGTCCAGCCTCCATTTTCATGCTTGCATTCAGTCTGATAAAACCCATTAGGTAGTTGTGTAATTCTCCAGTTTTTCTTCTGTGATAAAAACTTCCAGAGGTTAATTGTCTCCTCTGGCACTTGTGGACGACCACTCCACGTATTGGTCTTGTAATAAATATACGTCATTATATATGGTAATTTGGTTTGTAAGGCACTTGGTTTCGCGGACCTCACTTACGCGTTATTTTATTTTTTTTCTTTACTTCACCCCTGGTGTATGTTGCGCGGTTATACGCTCTAGATACTCTCTTCAAAGTACCATCTGATGCATGGTGAATATCAGAATCAGATCTCTGCCCGAACCTCTGGTTTTCTGCCTTTCTCTTACGTCTTTTAGGCGTCATAGCTGCAGCCTTGTCTCTAGCCCGCTTTCTTTTTAAAGCAGTAGGAGAAAGCCCCTGAGAGTTCCCTTTTCGCTTGATTCCCATGGTGAAATAATCACATGTATATGTTTAAATTTAAAAGGGGGTGACAATAGCTAGTTACTTCTATATCTTAACAGGCTAATGTCATACTTTTCTTTGCTTGGATATTTTTTGTATTAGATATAGGGATATTTTTTATAGCAAGCTATACATTTTATTTTTATTTGCCACAGAGAAACTCTTTTTTTTTTACAAGCCCCCATGTTGTTTATATTAATCACAAATAGTTTTTTGGCTTTTTTATTTAAACATTTTCACACACTTTAATAAGCATGATAAAAATCTTATCAATATTTTAGATAGCGGCCCCCGCCCGTAGGGCGTTTGTGTATAGCATTTTACAAGAATTTTACGATGCTCGATCGATAGTATTACTGAATTTAATATAAAGTACGTAGACGATAAAGTCAAATAAAATACGAAGTATATAAGATAGTAAAACCAAATAAAATAATAAATATCATGAACAAAGTAAACACATTAATCTCAAAAAGATTCGTAATCAGAAAATCTCTAATCGGTAAAAACACTGTAATCAAAGTTGAATTCAAGAATGGTAAAACATTTGAATACAACCACGACAAGGCGTGGGAACTCATGAAAGACAACTTAGAAAATCTCGCGTGTTGGGAGAAGTACAAAAGTTATACAAGTAGCACTTCGATACCAAGAGTACTACAATCGGCGGAGGTAGTGTAACAACTACTTCCACCCCTTCGGGGTCGATCTATTGATCGATCGATCTATCTTGCACTAAAGGTTAGTCAAATGAGAGTTCGATTCTCTCTGCAAGATCTATGAAATATGAACTAAAAAAAGAAAAGAACGAGAAAATAACAGTATTCCACGTGCTGCTGTTCTTAGTGTATGTATGGCAAACAACAGGTGTTTTGATACTTATTGGGTACTTAATAACTGGTAAACTTAACCCAATATTGTGGTTCTAAAAAAGGGTGACAATAGCCTGTTACTTCTTAACCTTAATAGGCTAATGTCACACTTTGCTTAAACTCCGCCCCTTGGGCGAAAATACACCGCCAGGTGTATAGCATAGTGTATAGCACTATGTATAGCACTTCGCTTCGCCGTAAAGTCTTTGTTCCGTCGTCTCACAAACTTATTACGATGCTCTATCGATAATATTACTGAATTTAAACTAATAAATATAGTAAAACCATGAAAGTATTAAAAGCAAAAAGATTCTTCTTAAGAAAATCTCTAATCGGACAAGACCAAGTAATTGAAGTTACCTTTAAAAACGGAAAAGTAGCAAAGTATAACCACGATGCAGTGTTTGAGGTAATGAAAAGTAAACTAGAAGAAATGAACTGTTGGGAAAAGTATAAAAGCTACACAAGTAGTACTTCAATACCTGTTCCAGCAAGAGAGTTACTGCTTGATTAACAGCGAGTTGCAGACAGAGGTGTGGAGTAACACCCTACACCTCTTTTTAATACTTAAACAATAGTGCACCTTTTAACAATAAAAATACGGCACTTAATCGATAATAATACCAAATAAATAACAAAAACCATGAATAAAGTAAAAACACTTGCTAAAGACGACTTCGGAGTACCATCTCTACTATTATTAACTAAAAACGGAACAGAAACTAAGTTAGAAAAAGTAGACTATACACGCTTCAAGTTTGAAGGGGAGTATGTATCTTACTCAGTTTTCTATCGCTTCAACAACAACACTTACATAGAAGTATGCTAATCATGAGTGACATAGATAAAAACACATTCCGTTTACATGTATTACTTGCAAGTTGTAAAGATTACACATATCTCAATAGCTTGAGTAAAACCAAAGACTTTCAAATCTCTACGCTGTGCCGACAAGTGTGCACTGAAAACGCTGAATGGGTGGATGAAATACTGAGTTTAGACGCAGAAAAAGTCAATAAAAACGCATTAATAGACAAATTTATAAGAATAGTAAAGCATTTATAGAACAAAGTAGATAATGAGCATAGAAGAATTAAAAGATAAAACAAAAGAATTGTGCTTAGATTACCCGGAGTTTAAAGAAGACTTGATGGACTTATACCATCTTGCACTTGACGAGATCGGTCAAGGTGGATCAACTTGGCACGAGTGTGAACTAGCACTATCAGATATGGAGTATTTAATAAACACTAAATAATTATAAAAATGAGATATTCAGTAGAATTAAGAGAACACACAGAAAGCGGTGACTACACAGAAGAGCACTACGACTTCGAAACAGAGAGACAAGCATTGACATTCGCAAGAATTAACATGAGAGATTTACACTCTGTACTTGACTATGGAGAAGAAGAATATGACCCTAAAGATATAACACACAGAGCATAATGAAAATAGATTTAAGTAAAATAGAAAACCCATACGTCAACGGAATAGATTGGAGCGACTACCCACGCTTCTGTGACGCCTACTTGGAATCAGGTGAGATTGATGGTAGAGAATTAACCGACGAAGAAGTAGAATTAGTGAATGAAGAACACACTGACTGGGTGTATGAACAGTTAAACAGACAACTATACTAAAGAAAAAATAAAATGAAATTAGACATAGACATGTATGAAACATCGTATCTACTCACTATGATTGAAGAGGAGATATCTAAAACAGAGAAGCTTCAAATAAACTGGTATGGTGAGGATATAGATTTTGAAACACCAACAATACTCCAGCAGAAGATCGCTAGACTTAAATCATTAAAAGAAAGAATACTTAATAAAGCACAAGAAACACTAAGTTATGAGTAGTAAGAAAAAGAACGATAACATTACACCTAAAGGTAAAATCAACAGTAAAGTAGTGCATGTAAGAGCAGGGTCTCTGATTGCTGTAGAAGAAGACTACTATGTGAGAGTAACTAAAGATTACGAAGAGAGGGTTTCTAACAGTGAGATACCTTCATGGATAAGGGGAATGTACTAATAAAAAACTATGAGTAAGAAACAAACATTTCCACAAGTATGGCGAACCATTAAGTTTAAGAGTGATGTTATAGGTAGAAAGTATAGCGACGAAGTTATGTATTCCTACGACACTACAATTAATTCTGAAAAAGAGCTGAATAAATTCTTTGAAGATGCACCACACGAAAGTTGTTATGAGTTAAGAAGATACACTCGTTTCAAATAAAATACGATAACTATAAGATAATAATAACATGAATATACAAATTTGCAAATGCGGCGGTCCTATCCACCCAGTTAGAATTAAACTATCATACAACACTTGTGTCAAGTGTAGTACAACTGAACCATATGGCGCAGTGCCGATCACTAACCATAAAACAGGTAATAGCTTTCAGTTCATGCCAAAGTCACAAGCAGATAGTATTAACAAAGCTGCAAGGCGCAAAGGTTATGGAACATGTTTAAGATAATTAAATAATATACACTATATGAATAAAATTAAAACATCTCAATAGTACACAATAAATAGTAACACTTATGTATAATTATAATAATATACCATTTAAGGATCGCCACAAGGTGGAAGATGCTTACGCTAAGTCACTAGAAATAATATATGGCATACAAGAAATAACCACCTCTAGCCAACGTAACAATGGTACAAGATCATTTCTTATGCCAACAGGTCAACGTATCGCTTGCTTTGAGTCAGGTTATGTAAGAAAATTATCTCCTACGAGTAGATGGTATCAACTAAACAGAAAATACCTAAAAGAAACTAGGTATACTTTAATGAACAGCAATGGCGATCTTAGCACTAGAAAAACTATGTGTTGGGAGCGTGAACTAATACTAAACCCACTTGCGCGCATGAAGTATATGCTAGAGTTTTACTTGAGAAACTATAAAAAAAATAAAGAAAAAATAAAATGAAAAATAAATGAATTTTAAATATATAACAGTATTAGATTACGAAGACGGCATAGTATATGAGTATAAGCTACAACAACTGCTAAAAGAGTACTCTTTAGACGAAGATAAATTTCAGGCAGAGGATATAGAAGATATACTATACAAGAGAGGACACTCTAAATGGCATATCGAGTGGATGTGTAATAAAGAGTTTATTGCATGTGACTAGTATTTCTTCGAAATGTAAGTATAAATATAAAAGACAAATGAAGAAGAATAAGAAGAAGAGTGAAGACACAGAACTAGACGCAACAATAAGAGACCTGTCTAAGGTTCTAGCTGAAGACCTAATGGAGAGCTTAAACCATGCTATATCTTGGGCTATAACAGATACAGTGATAAACGAACTACCAGGTGATGAGTGGATTACTGCTATAAATAGATTATTCGATGCTACTATAAATGAAATAAGTTGCAAATAAAATACGATCGCTAATCGATAATAATACCAAATAAAAAACAAACATGAAAACAGTTAATTTAAAAACTTTTGTAGAATTCACACCAATAGAGAAAAACGTGTTAATTATGTCCTTAGAGTGTTTAAAAGAAGTAGTTGATGATGTACTACAGGATACTAATACACCTATTGAAGCAGAACCAGTACTACAAGAAAGAATAAAAGCTTTTGAATCTATAAGACAAAAGCTGGGCATATAGTTAGAGGTTGCAGTGTGCTATACACGTTCATGGTTTTATTAGTTGCAGCGGCGGCAAGGAAAAAGGGTTAACAGTACTGTGTACAAACCAATAACCCCGAAAAACACGGTGAAAGCCCAGTTGTTAGGTACACGCAGTCGCCGCTAACCTCTAACATATGTTTAGTATAAATTTGTCACCTGAAACACAAGCCTTAGTTTTTCAGTAAAAACTAGTTCTTTTTGGAACGAACGGTGGATGCCAGCTAGGTCAGGTAAAACATTGTACAAGTAAACGTTTTCACGAGCTTGTAGTGTACATAGGCTACCGACGGGTATAAGAGTTCGATTCTCTCACTAGCTGCTATGTTAAAACAACTTAATAAAATGAAGAAAAACAAAGAAATAGATCTACCTAAGTGGTACGATGGAGCTAAATATTTTAGCGGGGATATTGTAACAAACCCTTTTTCTGGCCAAAGTTATGAGTTAACAGCTAACGAGCTTGCTATGTATGACTTAATAATGGGTGCTAACTTAACGCGTAACTGGAAGATAGTTCAAAAAGGCTGCGACTGGTTTAGGCGAGCAAACCCTGAAGCGTATATGTGTCTCTTAGACTAGTATCAATAACGAAGCAGAACAAATAAAATTAGCGTTATGAATCTACTTACACAAAATAGTAAACTTAAAAAAACAAGTCAAGAGCTAGGCGTACGAGTGTTCAACTTCGGCCTACCAGCATACAAATCACAGTCTGGTAAACTAATATGCCCTATGGCGGACTCTTGCGTGAAGTTTTGCTATGCACGTAAAGGTGCGTACATCTGGTCCAATGTAAAACCAGCGTTTGAGAAGCGTTATGAATTATCAAAAACAGACGACTTCGTTAATAAAATGTACGATGAGATAGTTAAGAAGAAGCCTGACTACGTAAGGGTACACGACAGCGGTGACTACTATTCCCGTAAGTATCTTAATAAGTGGATCGACATAGCCCTGCTCTTTCCTAAAGTAAAATTCTATAGCTATACTAATATGGTGCAGCTAACGAAAGAAGTAGACTTGCCTTCAAACTTTGATATCATATATAGTGATAGCGGTAAACAATCGCATCTTATTGATACTGAAGTAGATAGACATACAAAAATATTTGGTTCTGAACAAGAACTGGATCGAGCAGGGTATGTTAACGCGTCTAAAGTTGATTTGTTTGCGACAAAGTGGTTCAGTAAAAATAAAAAAGTAGGACTAATATTTCACTAAAATGACAAGAAAAGACATATTAAATAAGTCTAGAGAATATAGTACCAAAGATAAAGAGGTTTCAGGAATGTTAGAATCTTTAATACAGTTAAAGTTTCACTACATACCACAGCTGCTACAGTATTTTGAACCAATAAAAGAAGGGAATAGGTATTTCCCACATATGGTAAAGCTTAAAGAAAAGTTTAAAAACTTAGATAACAAACAGAATACGATCACTAACGGATAACGATATATAATAATTAAACATGGCAAGTACAAGAGAATTAGATTCGGTATATATGGGCATAGCTCATGAAGTAAGTATACTGAGTAAGTGTAACAGGAAGAAAGTCGGAGCTGTAATAGTAAAAGACAACAATATATTATCGTTTGGCTACAACGGAACACCGAGTGGCATGTGTAATGACTGTGAAGAAAACAATACTACTAAGTGGTATGTACTTCACGCTGAGTCAAATGCAATATTGAAAATTGCTAAGTCAACACTGAGCTCAGAAGGTAGCACGTTATACTGTACGCTTTCTCCGTGTGATGAATGTTGCAAACTAATTATGCAATCTGGGATAACTAGAGTTATATATGAAGATGTTTACGAAAAATCTACAAAGGGATTAGATCTTATGATTGAGCACGGAATTGAGGTTGCAAGTTTATATAAAAACACAGCATGGAGTTAATTTTTAACCACATAGAGCAAACTTATGAACAAATTATTAATAACAACTATAGCAATAAGCTTAGCGATGCCAAAGAGCAACACGAGTAATGTTATACACAAGTCCTTTCCGACAGACGAGCAAGTAAAAGTAACGATCGAGTCCGCTCCGACAGACGAGCAAGCAAAAGTAACGATCAAGTCGTCATTGGAAGATCTAATCAACGCGATCATTTATGTAGAAAGTAGAGGCGATGACTCTGCGATAGGTGATAATGGTTTAGCTGTAGGTTGTTTACAAATACATCCTATATGCATCAGGGAGGCCAATAGAATCATCGGGTTTGATTCTTTTTGTCTAGATGACAGATATAATAGGCAACAGTCTATAAACGTATTTAAGACCATTAAAAAACGTTATGCAAATAAGTCGAATGAAGCTATAGCGCGCAACTGGAATGGCGGACCACTTGGTTATAAAAAGAAATCAACTATTAAATATTGGAATAAAGTCCAAACACGTTTACAAAATAAATACGAATAACTAAAGATAATAAATACATGAATATATTTTATTTAGACGCAGATCCAGATACGGCTGCTAGGTTACAGTACAACAAACACGTTGTAAAAATGGTTCTTGAGTCAGCTCAAATGTTATGCTCGGCGCATCATTTTCATGGCAATGGTGACAACGTTCCATACAAAGTAAGCCACATTAACCATCCAAGCACTATCTGGACTCGTTCTAATACTAAGCATTACAATTGGTTATACAACCATATGATGGCTTTAGGAGACGAATATACTAATCGTTATAAGAAAACACATCTTACAATAATTAAATGCAAAGATGCTCTTAAATGGCCTCCTATGGGTATGACTACGTCAGATTTTAAGCAACCTCCACAGGCAATGCCAGACAAATATAAAAGCGAATGTAGTATTAAGGCTTATTGGAAATATTATATAGCGGAAAAACACACAGTGGCTAATAAAGACGAAAAAATTTATGAAGAATATCCTATTAACTATTCATTAATAAGATTATTTAAACGAAAATTGAATATGAATTATACAACTTAAATATAAAAGCATAAAACATGACATTAGCCCTATAGGTTCCTTAAATAATAGGCTATTGTCACCCTGAGTAATTCAACACATGTAAAAATAAACAAAGTAAATATTTAAAAATGGAAAAAACACAAACAAAATTAAAGCAAGAACTACAAGCAAGCCTAGAGTCACTTGAGAGAATTAACAAAATGAATATGCGGCTAAACCAGGATCAAATTAATGCAGCTAAATTAGAAATTGAAGCAGCTAAAGTTAAGCTAAATGAAATAGATTGTAGACCAGTGTTGGGACGTCAAGATGTTGATGCTATTGATAAAGCAATAAGTGAAGCTTTTGAGGAGTTTGACTTCGAAGATCCTCGTGGCTATGATTTTCAATACTCAATAGATTACGATAATACTATATATGTTGATTCTATGGAAACAAATAAAGTTCAAGATGTTATGTACGAAATATCTAGTGCTATTCTTAAACTATTTAAAATCGAAGAACATGGAGAAAATGAAGAGTAAAATAATGTCTATAATATTTAGTGATTCATCAGTAGTTAGTGGAGCATCGTTTGATAAGTTCAAAAAGAAACTATCAATACAGTTTAAGTCCAGAGAAGAACCTTACGTCTTTGATAACGTACCATTTTCGATCTTTAATAAGCTTCGTAATGCTGAATCTAAAGGTGTATTCATAAATGAGGAGATCCTTGGAGTATATAAGAATGAGGCTAAATAAGCTGCAAAGCAAGTAGGAAATATTTTTTTAAAAAAAAATAAAACAAGATGAAGATTAATGTTGCGGCATTTAAAACATGACAATAGCCTATAAAGATCCTTAAGTAATAGGCTAATGTCATCCCCCCCTAGATATAAAGTAATAACGATGTCACAAGAAAGAAAAATACAATGGTTACATAGTAAACGCGTAATAACCCGCTGTATCCCTTGGAGTGACGAACCTAGTGAGGAAACTGATATATACATGTACTATAAACACGGAACACACCAATGTTATACATTGTTTGCTAGTAAGGCAAAGATTACAACATATAGGTCTCTTAAGTGGCATTTTTTAGCAATATACTTTTTAAACCAAGAGTACTCCGATGATAAATTCTTAGAACATGTCTTTAGATTTATAGCTGACAAAGAAAATGGTTTTACAACTTTTTTTATAAGCAAAAAAACACTGAACGATATAATAGAAGATGTGTTTGCACAAGGCGGTGAGCCTCCAGTAAATAAGATACGTAAGGTTATATTTAAACCACCTGCTTGGCATTTTACCTTAAGTGAAAAACTAAGTATTGTGGGTAGGTTAATCGGCAGGGTGAAGTTGGACAAAACTATATTATACCAGTGCATGTTAGATATAAACGATGCTGGTCAAAAAATAACAGTTAAAAGGCTATCGTCACTACTCGGTGTTACACCTAGAACAATTTATCGCCACATGTGCGACACTTTAAAACAAGAAAAAACAATATTAAATGAAAAGCTATAATGTAGATAATTATATTAGATATAAAAAAGACGTAGATCGATCAATAATCGATGGTAAATTCTGGGACGAATATTCTAGAGATGAACTAATAACAAAGTTTTTACCGTTAGTAGAAAACTTAGCCAAGAAATTTTCAACATCACAACAAGCATCTGGTGTACTTAGCATAAATGATCTAATACAAGAAGGATCTGTTGGTCTGGTTGCTGCTGTAGATAGGATTGATTGGGAAAAGTTACTAGCCTCTAACGATATTGAGAAAACAATAAAGTCTTTTTTAAGTAAAAGAATTAAAGGAGCAATAAGAAGAGCTGTAGACACACACAGAGGTAACATACGCATACCAGAGCATAAGCTAAATGAAATACGAAAAGATTTCGGTAAAGATAAGAGAATGGTTGAAATGTTCTTTAATAGTATATTTTTAAGCACCGATGCAAAACCTAACCAAGACGAAAACTTAGCTTACCAGATAGCTGACGAGTCAGAGCCATACAATGTAGAGCTATTAAACGCATATCTAAAAAGCTTACTTAAAAAACATCTTAACGAAAGAGAATATGAAGTTTTAAGATTGAGCTACGGGTTGGACTGTGATAAGCACAGCGCTAAGCAAATAGCAGAAGAACTTAATATAAATGGTTCATCTGCTTATGTCCGCGTATCACAACTAAAAAAGCAGGCTGTTGATAAACTAATAGACAAAGTAGACCACTCGCAAGTGCTTGACTATCTTTAAGTTAAGTATTAAATTTCAATAAAAACATGTAATTATAATTAAACATACCAAGATACCAAAATGACAATTAATGAAAAATTAACAGAAATTCAAACAAGGTTTAAATCTAAAAAATCAAGATTTAACTCTTTCGGCAAGTATTATTTCAGGAGTGCCGAAGACATTCTCGAAGCAACAAAACCCTTTTTAAAGGAGTTAGGAGTAACAGTTATAATTAACGAAGAATTAATAGTAACAGATCCACCTATTTTTAAAACAACTGCATCTGTGAGCGATGGCAAGAATGCTATACATGCGACAGCTGTGGTTGGTGTCGATCTAGATCAAAAAGGTATGCAGATGCCACAAAAATTTGGATCAGCCTCTAGTTATGCTAAAAAATACGCGTTAGGTAATCTATTTCTAATAGATGACACGCAAGACAGTGATGCTGCTAATACACACGGTAAAGACAAAAAAGAGACGATAACATCAACTAAAGATCCAGCATACGAAAAAGCAAAAAACTATATAAGGGAAGGCGGAACAGTAAGTGCAATAAAGAGTAAATATGCACTTAGCCCAGAGATTGAAAAGTCTCTGTCTACACTATAAATGAACAAAAAACAAATTATAGACAAACTACGTGAAGATGAGCACTATTATGGACAGTTCGGTAAACAGTACTTAAGTAATAGTGACATCATAACGTTACTAACAAACCCTTTATGTTTTGGTAATCAAAGCAAACCGTCGCCAGCATTGTTGGTTGGTGGTTATTTTCACACGGCAATACTAGAACCTCACAAATTAAAGAGCTTCAAGATAATACAGTCGTCAACTAGGAATACCAAAGTTTACAAAGAGATGTCAGGTGGCGAATTATGCCTGTTACAAAAAGAAGTTGATAATATAGAATTACTTACTGAAAAAGTATTATCTAATACTATATGTAAAGATCTTATACGTAATGGCGATACAATATACGAAGAACCTGGCATTAAGGAGATAAACGGTTATATGTGGAAAGGTAAAGCAGATATAATAAACAAAAGCGAGAAACTAATAATAGATCTTAAAACCACAAACGACATTAACTCGTTCAAATCTTCAGCTTGGAAGTACAACTATGATAGCCAAGCTTACATTTACAGTCAAATATTTGGTTATGAGTTGATATTTATAGTTATAGATAAAAACACACACCAAATAGGAATATTTGATTGCTCAACAGAGTTTATAGAACGCGGAATTGAAAAAGTACAGAAAGCCACAGAGGTTTATGAACTATTCTACGAAACAGAACACTTTGACAGAGATCAATATTTCATCAACAAAACTCTCTAGGTTTACAAACTAAATACGATTAACCTAGGATAATAATAAAACAAAAAATAATATGAGAAAAACCAAAAGAAGAGGAGTAAAAGTTTGCACAGTAACCGGAATGAAAACCAAATTAGACAACTTTTACCCAAAACAAACGCACGTAAAAGCTGTTGACAATTTAAGGAGAAACACCGGAGCAACTAAAAACCAATTAATTAGAATGTTTAAACAGTTAAGTACTTATTAAAAAATGGCAAGTATAATAGCAACAAGTATCGATCTTAGTAAGATTACTAAAGACAAAATTATTAACGGAAAAAAAGGTAAGTATTTACCTATTACTATCACGTTAAACGATGAACTAGATCAGTTTGGCAATCAAGGTCCAGTAGTTATTCAGCAGACAAAAGAAGAACGCGAAGCTAAAGTAGGCAAAACTTACTTAGGCAATGCGAAGGTTGTTTGGTCTAATGGAGTAAACGTTGAACCAGCCCCTAGAGACGGGCAACAACAGAGATCACAACCGATGACTGTTAACACCACAGTTGTTGATGCTAACGATCTTCCATTTTAATATGGAACAATGTGAAATGTGTGGACAAGATATGTCACAGGAGGAATATGACTTCTGTGACATATGTCCAGATTGTAGAGACGGCCAACACTAATTAAAAACTAAAATGCAAACAACCGAGATAAATGGATTCACGATTGACCGGTTCAATCAATATGGCTTAAAAGAAGGGGCAAGTCAAGGTATATGTCCTCTTTGCTCACATAATAGAAAACCAAAAAACCAAAAAGCAAAATGTTCGTCTTATGATTGGGACAGAGGAATAGGTACTTGTCATAACTGTAACACATCGTTTCAATTACACACATACCAAAGAAAGGGTGCTAGTGAACGAAAGTATGTTAGACCAGAAACAAAACTAATGATGCAGGGTTTAACTCTGAGGAGTAAAGATACACCAACAACAGATAAAGTTTCGGAATGGTTCGAGTCTAGAGGAATATCTCAAAAGACATTAAACGAACTACACGTTGGTCAAGGTGCTGAATATATGCCTCAAACTGGTAAAGTAGAAAACACCATACAATTTAACTATATGATGGGTGATCAACTTATCAATGTTAAATACAGAGATGGTCGTAAAAACTTTAAGTTATACAAGGGTGCTGAAAAAGTATTTTACAATATAAATAGCATAATAGGTTATGATAGCTGTATTATAACCGAAGGCGAGATGGATGTGTTAGCACTTCATGAAGCTGGTGTTAAGAATGTAATATCGGTACCAAACGGTGCAACATTAAATAACAACAATTTAGATTACTTAGACAACTGTATAGATTACTTCGAAGATAAAGAAAGAATACTGTTAGCGGTTGATAAAGACGAACCGGGTCAAATGCTACAACAAGAGCTTGTCCGTAGGTTAGGTGCTGAGATCTGTTTCATAGTTGACTTTGATGATTGTAAAGATGCTAATGAGTATTTAATTAAATACGGTGCGGAAAGCTTATCAGAATCAATAGCAAAAGCTAGACCATATCCACTAGAAAACGTAACAACGTTCAAAGATATTGAGAACGATATAACAGACTTTGTTAAGAATGGCTTTAAGCCAGGTTTTCAAGTTGGTCTATCTAATTTTGATGATATATTTTCAACATACACTAAACAGTTTATAACAGTAACGGGTATTCCTAGCTCTGGCAAGTCAGACTTTGTTGATCAAATGGTTGTTGGTTATAACCAAAACTATGGTTGGAAAACAGCGTTTGCCTCACCGGAGAATCAACCAACGTATTTGCACGCACATAAACTAATGCGTAAAGTATGGGGTGATATGCCAAATGTGGGTGATATAGGTGGTGCAAAATGGAACGAAGTAGCTGAACACGTTAACGATCATTTTTTCTTCATAGATATGGATAAATATGATTTAGACTCAGTGTTACGTAAAGGTGCAGAATTAGTTAAGCGTAAAGGTATCAAATGCTTAGTAATTGATCCATACAACAAAGTGCGAGATATAAATGCTAAGACTGACGATGTAAATCGTTACACGATGGATTACTTAATGAAGATAGAGATGTTTGCAAAAAAGTATGACTGCTTAGTTTTTATAGTAGCGCATCCAACTAAGATGTATAAAGGTAGTGATGGTAAAATTGAAGAACCAACTATGTATAACATTAAAGGTGGTGGTGAATGGTACGACGCTAGTTATCACGGGTTACTGGTACACAGGGATTATGAAGCTGGTACAACTAAAGTTAAAGTTCTTAAGGTTAAGTTTCAAAACCTTGGAGAGAACGGTGCTGAGGCTTTGTTTACTTGGGATCCAGCCTCTGGAAGGTTTATACCTGAAATATCTATAAAATCTAATGACTTGCCGTGGGAATAAAAAAAGTACCAGAAGGCTATGCTATGACTGAGTATGAGATGGAAGCAAATAAATGGTGTGTTAACAATAATATTACCATAACAGTAAGACAAGTTACTTGGAGGGAAAAGAAATACTATGTTGATATAGAAACAGGTAGGTTCCCTAATAGAAAGCTTATTGCAACGTCTCCAGAGAAATATAATTACAAAACTGCACAAAAAAAGGCAGCAGAATACAGAGTTTATTACTATAATAAAAGAGAAATAAAAGATGAGGACTAAATTTGAGAATGCTAACGAAGCATATGAATACTTTTACGATAAGATATTAGTTGAAGGTATTGAGTTTGATAACACGAGAGCGCTATTTAATGTTGGCTTTTATATTACTAATCCAGGCATGAAGTCTATAACAAATATAGAACGTAAATGGAAATTACACTACGCTTATGCTGAATGGCAATGGTACTTATCTGGCGATCCTAATATAAGCAAGTTAGGATATATATACGGTAAAGTCCCTAAAATATGGAAACGTATGGCTGACAAGTATGGTGATGTTAATTCTAACTATGGGTACCAATGGCTAAGAGGTGATCAACTTGAAAAAGTAATTAATCTTTTAAAAGAAAATCCAAAAACAAGACAGGCTGCGATAAGTATATATGATGGCAAAGAAATAGACAAATATGATAACGACACGCCATGTACTTATGCGATACAATTTACGATAATAAACAATGAGCTGTGTATGTCTGTCTATATGCGATCTAATGACCTCTGGTATGGTTTCTGCAATGACCAATACCAATTTGCATCATTGCAGCAGTTAGTTGCAGACGAACTGTCTATGGACACCGGGTGGTACTACCACCACGCACATAATTTACACTTATATAATGATAAGATTTGAAATATAAAATATACCACATTTTTAATAAAAAGATCGGAGTAACACGTGATCTTTATAAGAGAGTTACGGAGCAACAAGGTTATGCTCCAGGAGAATATGAAGTTCTACTCGAGTCAGATGATATAGATTTAGTATCAGACTTAGAGTTAGAACTTCAACAGTCTTATGGCTATAATGTTGATAGTAAACCATATAACCAATTGTACAAAAACCAAAAACCAAATAATAATAATAATAATATGAAAATAAACGCAACAGAACAAACATCAACCTTTCCATGTCCAGTTAACAAGTTAAAAGGTAGGCTTATGGATAATAAAGGTTTGACTTGGGAAACAGACCACGGTGAATTTGAGATTAACAGTGAAACAATACCTTGGATAGTAGCTAACGCCAAGACATCTATGTATAACCCAAATAGATGTTATATCTACAACAAAGCTTATAACTATGTTTTCTTAACAGAAGATACTTATCCACAAGCCTACAGTCCATCAAACCACAGTATAATATTTGAGCGTATAAGAAATTGGGCTCAAGAACGAGGGCTTTATGACTCTGGTGATTTAAAGACACAGTATGTCAAGTTAATAGAAGAAAGTGGTGAATTAGCTAGAGCTATATTAAAACACGACGATGATGAGTTTGTAGATGCTATAGGTGATATGGTTGTAGTATTAACCAATTTAGCACATCTAGGTGGTACAACAATAGAACGTTGTATTGACTCTGCATACAACACTATAGCAAACAGAACTGGTAGCATGATAAACGGAACATTTGTTAAGGATTAATGGCTATACGAGATCCAAAAAGTACTCACTACGAGTTATATAAAGGTACACAAGCTATCGACGTTATTGAGGCTGCTTTAACTAAAGATGAATTTATAGGTTTTTTGAAAGGCAACGCTTTGAAATATCAGCTACGTCTTGGTAAAAAAGATAATATGAGTAGAGAGTTTGAGAAAATAGAGTTTTACACTAAAGAAATAGAAAGATTAACATGAGAAATTACGTAACAAGAACACGAGATCAAATAGTGCTAGATGTTATTGAGAAAATAGATAACAGAAGCGTTATGGGTAACGACAAATATGGCGGAACCATGATGAAAGAGATAGAAAATGGTGAAAAAGATTTAAAAGACTTCATCATCGATGTACAAGAAGAATTAATGGATGCTTTATTATACCTTGAATCTGCAAAACATTGTCTAAACGATGCTATACAAGATGCTGCACTACGAATGGTTGCCGAGTAATGAAGAATCGATCAAGAAAAAAAAGAGGCCCTGTCAGAAGTAACAAAGTTACCTATGACGGGGTGACTTTTGCCTCTGGTTTAGAAAAATATATGTATCGAGCGCTTAAAAAAGCTAAGATAAAATTTGAATATGAGCCAAGAACATACCAACTGTTAGAGTCATTTGAGTTTAGTAGTTGCGCTATAGAAAGACAAGCTAATGGTAAGGGTGACTTTAAAGACCGAGGAAACAAAAAAATACTTGGCATTAAATACACACCAGATTTTGAAGGCGTTGGTTGGACATGTGAAACAAAAGGTAGAGCAAATGATAGCTTCCCTATTAGATACAAGTTATTTAAACATTGGGTTCAGAATAATGATCCTGGTAGGTTGCTTCTAAAGCCACAGTGTCAACGCGAGTGTGACGTAGCAATTGAATTAATACTACAATTAAAGAATGAAAAGGAATAATAAGATCGTAACCGCACAACAAAAAAGACTAGCACGAATAAAATATGGTGAACGTCAAGTTGACAAATGGATAAAATGGAGATTGCAGCGATTTGGCTGTGTAAAGTATAAAGATTTAATAAAACAACAAGAAAAAAACGGAATATGAGAACAGACTGGAGTTTAAGTATCGGGCTATATCCTGGTATGTTGTTCGGATTTAGAACATACGAACACGAAAGTGAAACCTTTAATAAGGTAACACATGTATTTTATTTGCCATTTGTAGATTTGGCTTTAGAAATAATGAGAATAAATAACGAAGAAGAAAACAATGACGAAGGATAAAAAGTTGTTAAGTGATATAACTGTGCACAATAAGTATGCGCGTTATTTAAAAGATGAAAACCGTAGAGAGACATGGTTAGAGCTAGTTACCAGGAACAAGGATATGCACATAAAAAAATATCCAAACTTAAAAGATAACATTGAGGAACTATATGTTAAATACGTAATACCTAAGAAAGTATTACCTTCGATGAGATCGTTACAGTTTGGTGGTAAAGCAATAGAGCTAAATAACTCTAGAATATACAATTGTGCATTTATGCCTGTTGATAGTATACACTCTTTTAGTGAAGCTATGTTTTTATTATTAGGTGGAACAGGTGTTGGCTATTCTGTGCAAAATCACAATATAGAAAAACTACCTGAGATACGTAAACCTAACTACAATAGACACAAGAGATACATAGTACAGGATAGCATAATGGGTTGGGCTGACGCTATTAAAACGTTATTTAAGTCCTACACCGGAAAGCTAACATCGCATATAACATTTGATCTATCTGATATTAGAGAAAAAGGTGCTGCGTTAGTAACAGCTGGAGGTAAAGCTCCTGGACCTGAGCCACTTAGGTTGTGCTTAGTTCAAATTGAAGCCATACTTAGACAGAAAAAAGATCGACATCAATTAACAGATATAGAGTGCCACGATATAATGTGTCATATAGCTGATGCTGTTTTAGCTGGTGGTATAAGAAGAGCAGCTATGATCTCGTTGTTTGATTTAAACTCAGAAGCAATGCTTAGCGCTAAGGTTGGAGCTTGGTGGGAAACAAACCCACAGAGAGGTCGAGCTAATAATTCAGTATCATTATTAAGACACAAGATCGATAAAGAGACCTTCTTTAATCTAATGGAAAGAGTAGAAGCATCTGGATCTGGTGAACCTGGTATATACTTAACCAACGATAAAACCTGGGGTACAAATCCATGTTGCGAAATAGCTTTAAGACCATATCAGTTTTGTAATTTGACTGAGATTAACATGTCTACAATTAAAGATCAAGAGGACTTTGATAACTGTAGTTCTGCTGCGGCATTCTTAGGAACGTTACAAGCTGGTTATACAGACTTTCATTATCTAAGGGATATATGGCAAAGGACTACAGAAAAAGATGCGTTAATCGGCGTATCTATGACGGGTATAGCTGATAAAAATGTTTTAGGTTTAAGCTTCAACAAAGCCGCAGAGACTGTTAAGAGCACAAATGCTTTTTATGCTAATAAAATAAATATAAACCAAGCGGCAAGGGCTACTTGTGTTAAACCAGCTGGAACAACTAGTTTAGTTTTAGGTACTAGTAGTGGGATTCATGCTTGGCATAGTGAATACTATATTAGAAGAATGCGTATAGGTAAAAATGAAGCTATATATAAATACTTAAACGCTGTGTTACCAAAAGGGTTTTTAGAAGACGAGTTCTTTAGTCCAACAACAACAGCAGTTTTATCTATTCCACAAAAAGCACCAGATGGAGCTATAACTAGAAAAGAGTCTGCATTAGATTTGCTTGAAAGAGTTAAACAAATATCTAAAGATTGGGTTCAACCAGGCACAGTTGATGGTGCTAATACACACAATGTGTCTTGCACTGTTACAGTTAAACCTAGTGAATGGAAAGAAATTAGTAGCTGGATGTGGGAGAACAAAAAATACTATAATGGTCTATCTGTATTACCAGAAGATGGTGGAACATATAAGCAGACACCGTTTGAAGACTGTTCTAAGGAAACATATGAGAGAATGATGAACGATTTATTAAGCGTTAATCTTGACATGTCATTAGTTTCAGAGGATTTTGATGCGACGTCGTTCTCAGAAATACTTGCTTGTGCTGGTGGTGCTTGCGAAATCAAATAACTATTTAATTTAAAACTATACATGAGCCATAAATACAACTTTTATGGCTCATTTAACCAACAAAAATGATCTATTAAATACTACTTTTTTAGAGATACAGATAACGAAAGCAACCTTTTGGATGGGAAAACTTACCACGCAGCAGGTTATGTTGAAAAACTATATTGCGAAATAGGAAAGCCGAACAGGAGTGGGAAAGACCTTGCAGTAATTTTTTTTTGAACCATTTGAAGGAACAATAACAAGTGCTTGGAGAGCATTGGATGAAGTTGAACTATTTGAGGTTGCTGAATGGGAATACAAACAACTGATTGAAAAGTTTGATATGTTCTTTGATTATTAGCAACTGTTATGCTTTCGTTTTAATGCAGCAACCCAAACAACAAAGCAATAATAACCCCTCCTAACGCAATCTTACGTGTTCTAAGCAACTTTCTATTTTTCTGTATTGTTTCATCTTTATAGTAAATTAGAGAGTCGTTTAGAATGCTTGAGATATTCTCCCAGTTCTTTATTTCCATTTTATATGTTAGCATCTTCTTGTCTTGTAAACCAATGACAGCACCTTGTTCGCTCCTAGTGTTAAGTAAATCAACAATCATTATGTTGTCTAACCTATATTGGTCAACTGTTGTACACACACTATCTCTCTTGAGCGTATCTTGTGCGCAAGCTATCCCTGATAATAAGCTGAACGCTGTCGTTACTAAGATAAATATACTTAATCTCTTTTTCATTCTTTATTCTCCATTTCATAACTACCTCTCGCTCTATTATAGTTAAAGTATCCCTAACGTTTCTTATAGAGTCTATTCGAGAGTATAAATTGCTTAATGTTTCTTTTTCACCTTTGTCTTTAACGGTTAAAAACAATATATTACCAATACTTATAGCTAGTATACAGACTAATACAATTACAAAGGTTCTACGCACTGATCTTTCTGGCAAACTCACTTATTAAATCAGCATACTTGCAAACATCTTTGAATTTGTTTGCTTCTAAATTTGTCCCAAAAAAAGGCTCAACTAACAAGCCAGTTGGGATACCACTTGCTACAGCCCAGTAACCTCTTTGATTACTATTACTTAGTGGCTTAGCACCCCTATTTCTACTGCCATATTCATCGGCAACCATATCACAAAACAATTTAGAAAATCTTTTACCCTCTTCGTTTGTGTGAAAGTATAAGCATTCAACACCACTCGCTTGTGGAATAGCTGCATTAAAATGTAACTCTATAGTTAGATCATAGTTAGATAACTTACCGTATGTGGCTTTCATCTTTCTACGATAACTGCTGTTGGGTTTATGTACAAAATAATCTAAACCAGTTTTCTTAGCAACCTCGATATTATAATTATATTCAGACTTACCTATATAGCTAGACTTAGCACCTTTGCTAATCCAATCATGTCCAACAACTAGTGCTATATCTCTTTTCATTTCACTAGTTTAATTGTATCCACAACCATTGAGTCTTTAACACATATAAAGCTCGTATCAAACTTAACAACTACAGAATCAGCTATATAATTATCTACTAAAAACGAATTGCTTTTTTTAACACAAGAAACCATTGCTAACAACGTTAACGATGCTATAATTACTTTTTTCATATTTATTATTATCACTTATTAGCCTATAAATCTAACACTGTTGTATGACATTAGCCTATTACTTACTTATCTTTATAGGCTATTGTCACCCTTTATTACTTTTTAGTTTTTATTTCGTATTTTTTACCATCAAAGATATATGATGTCTTACCTGCGGCTTTAGCTTCTTTTTTAGCTTTAGCTTTAGCTTTCCTTTTTTCAACTTGCTTTTCTTTTTTTAACCTTTTGTATACAATCTTTATGTAGTCTTGTTCTTCATTTTTAACATTAACATCCCAAGTCCTCCAACCAAGACCTAAAGCCATTCTTTGGTATGCATTATTCCTGCTATCTAAAGCTTCTGATACACCTTTTACTTCTACTAAAGCTCTATCTAGTGGTAGGTTTAAAGCTGCTGAAGCTACACTAGCCCATTTTTGATATACAGGAGATGGATTTAATTTTCCGTCTAAGGTAACATCCCAACCCATTGCGTTTATAACATCTTTTTCGTACCTATCGGTTTGTATTGCACTATATATTTTTCTAAACTTAGACCCAATAGGTGGAGACACATTCATTAATTCTAAAATAGTTTGTGTATGATCTGCAGTATAACCTTTCTCTTCTTCTTTGTAATATCTAAGTATACCGTTTTTTAATGTTGACACAACTGCACCAGCTAATCCACTACCTCTTAATAAAGTATCAATCATGTTGTTTATTATTTTTTCGTACTTTTTATCTAATACTTCTTTTCTTTTTTCGTCATCATCATCTGGGTTAAACTCAGGTAACATAGCAAATAATGCAGTTTGTAACGATGCAAATATAAGGTTCTGTATAAACCCATAATAGGCTATTTTACTTAGGTTTGTTTTCCAATCACCTCTACCAGCAATTAAGTCTTGTCCAGCTTTCTTTATTAACCTAGTATATTGCATCGGAGTATTTTGAAAAGCTAATATTAAACGTCCTAAATGACTAGCTTGTTGCTTAGATACGAGCATAGGATCTCCAGATTGCTGTGTTTCATCTGATATTGTACTAAAGTCCTCAAACGCCTTAGCTTCTGCTTGAGCATCAGACATCCCTTGTTTTTTGTATGTCTTAGTTCTATTTATTAAGAATGATGCACCACCTGTTGCTATTGCAAAACTATCAGCTATTTGTGTTGGCTTGAAACCTATCTTGAGTAAGTACGCTATAACAGCAGAGGCTTTGTCTTTTGCATTTATTGCTTGACTAGCAATTTCAGCTTCTTGAATATCTGACTTTAAACCAGCACGTCTTTCTTTTAGTTTGTCAGAGTTAAATATTTTAGCCCAAGCTTTCCAATAAGCTGGTTGGTTAGCAAAAGCTGCACCCGCTTTCAATGGATTGTTATCACTCCAGTTCATGAAGTTAGTAAAAGATAACATCTGAAGCAATGCGGATCTTCTATTGAAGAACATTATAGTACCAACTGAGTTGTTCACCCAGTTCAACCATCTTTGTTCTATATCTCCAGATCGTCCAGGTCTGTTACTACCAGATTTCATTCTATCTATAGAGTTAACTAAAGCTTTGACATAGTTGGTTCCATATACAGCTTCTAACTTGTTCAGGTTTGTTTTACTAAATATCTCGTCAGCATTTTCTATAAACTCTGCAAGGTACTCCTTTCTGTTTATGTTGTCACTTATGTCGTTTAAGTCTTTTAATATACTACCAATATCCCAGTGTTCTTTTGGTTCAACCCATGCTTCCTTTTTAGATAGAGCCTGCAGTCCTTCTGCAAAGCCAACTAAGTCTGGGTCGTTTTCAACGAGTTTACTTATTTTTTTCTGAGACCTCTTGTATACACCAGGTATAGTTTGTCCTTGTTTATTCCAGAGATATATCCTAATTGCTTGATCTATAGTATAATCAGTGTCTGCGATCTTATCACCAAGTCTATTTCTAATATCATACATCTCTAGAAGAGCCTTGTAATCCTTTTTTAGAGCTTGACTAGCTTGCTCGAGTGCTGCAACACCACGCACATACGGTCTAACGAGGTTCGTTTCGAAAAACTCTTGATCTGCTTCACCTTGTTTACCTTTGCCAGCTAAAGTATAAGATGTTAAACCTCTAAAGTCTTCTGCACTAGGAGGAATAAAGTATTTGTATTTACCTTTACTAGCGCCTTTCTTTCTAGCTATAACCTGCGAATAAAAAGCTTTAGCTTTAACACCCTTATTACGCTCTACCATTTTGTTAAGATCAGAGCTCATGCTTTTTTTCCTACTGGCTACAGCTTGTTGTACTTTGCTTTTTACATCAAACGTCTCTAATACTTCTTTAACAGCAGTTACATTTTTAATAGCATCGTCAACAAAATAAAAGTCATTATATCCTTCAGCAACTTTACTAACCATCCAATCAGCTTTAGCCTGAGCAGTGCTGTTAGCTAAACCTGTTATGTTTTTAATAGGTATTTCTAAACCTAAACCTTTCATGAAGGCATGTATAGCACGCTCTGAAGCCTCAGGTCTAGCCGTTAATATAAAGATGTTTTTGTTACCAAATTTATCTATAGCTTTTTTAATTCTAGGAATCAATGGACCTGGAGTACCTTGAACCACTTTGTTAAATTCGCTAAAATCAAAAGTAGCACCCTCCTCTAGTAATGATTCTCCATTGCTAGCAAACTCAGCTGGCGTTATCTTATAGGTTTCGTCATCTTGGTTTACTATAACTTTGCTTTCACTAAAAGCTAAAGTATCATCAAAATCATACACACTTATACCTTTTGGGTTTTGGTGGTAAGACATGCTTCTAGATTTGGCAATAGCTTTTTGTTGAGCGTTTATTTTTCTAGCCTCTAATAGCTTGTTGGTTTTGTTTGTTAGTTCTTTGTTGTACTGCGTTAGCGTTTTTGATTCACTGAACTTTTGTAGCTTTATTTCTGGTAACTTGGTTTTAACAGCATTTGAAGTACTGTCCATAGCAGAGACAACACTAGGGTCGGCATACCTAGCCACGTATACGGCATCTTCTAAGTAAGCTTCTTCGTTGAAAAATATATTACCACCAGGCATACTTGATCTATAGAAATCACTTAAAACACGGTCGTGTATTTTAGGTATTATAGCTACTTTATAGTTTTTAAATATTTCATCAAGTGTTCTTGTATAGTTGTCATAAGTTATATACCTAGCAACCTCCTGTAGTATTTCAACAGCTGGTATCGTATGCTCATATCTATAGTCTTTATCACCTAAATTTTTCGTTTTAAAGAAATAAGATGGAATTGCTGCTGTTCTAACCAATCCTCTTATGCTAGAGTTAAACCAATTTAAAATCATGGTTAAGTCTTCTTTGCTTAATTCTTTTTTGTCGTATTGCTCTTTAAGCTTATTTGCTATCTTTAAAAACCCTTTTCTTTGGTTGATAGCATAATCTTGCCTCTCGCTTAAAGTCCATTTAGTATTGTCCCAGTCGCTAAAGTTGTTTGCAGTTTGTCCTGGTGAAGCTTTTATTTTAAATTTCTTATCATCAAATTCATAAGTTCTAGAGGTTTTATCATATTTAACGTCGTAGCCATTGCTACGTAGAAAACCAAACCAATCGTCCCTGCTTAAGAAAAGAAAACTCTGAGTAATAGGTTTTAGCTCTCCATTTTTACCATAGTAACCAACAAACTCATCTGCAACTTGGTTTTCAAAGTCAGCTTTTTCAAACTTAACAGGTACACTGTACACCTTACCCCACCCAGCACTTATTGTTGGCATTAGTGTATCTATAATTTCAGAAAAACCAAAATCTTCTACTAGCGGTGTAAAAACATTTTTAACAAAAGATGATCTAACTCTGTTAACATTTTCTATGTTCGAGAACTTTGATTTAAACGGATTGCTATCAACAACGACACCAACCTTAGTTATCCATGTCTTATATTTGGTCGAGTAGCTTTTCATTATGTCACGCTTACCAGATGCAGCACCAGCAATTTCGCTTTTAGAAAACCCTGATACACGCATCTCTTGTCTAATGAAAGTGTTAGCAGCTAAAGATGAATATGTTTTAGCCATACCTTTGAGTAACTGTCCAATGGGACTACGTAATTCTCCTTTAGGCAACACATTTGGAACCCCCTTTGGTGTAATACCTATAGCAGTTTTTAGGTCTTCTAATGTCTCCTTAGATATACTGCCGATAAACTCAGGTTTAAGCTTTCTAACATTAGTTTGACTTGTTAAACCTTTACTTCTACCTTTTGGACTGGTTAATTTACCGGTTGGGTCGATGTGTGGTTCATAAAAGTAGTCAAGTACTCTTTTCGGTAAACCTAGAGCAGTACCTTTTATGTTTTTTGGTACATCTAGTGTTTCTTTACCTATAACTGCTTCTGGTAAAGCTATATTGTATTTAGGGAGTATTTTAACAAACTTTGCTAAGTTGTCTGCTTTAAAGAAAAACTGTTGTATTGTTCTAGCTTCCACTATAGAACCTAAGTTTGCTGCGGCTTCATCTATTTTTTTAGCGGGTATACCTATTATTTGCTCACCTATTTCACCAGCATACTGCTTAGCTATATTTTTAAACGTAGGGCTACCTTCAGGTTCTTTAGTTATAGTTATATTCTCTGGTGCGCCAGTAAACCCAAGGGGATTTATGGTTGGTCTTTCTTTTACACCAACAGTCTCTTGCACGGGAACATCAACACTATCGTCAGCTACTTGTCTAGCTTCTTTAACATCTAAACTCTCGGCTCTTCTCTCTGCTTCTATTGCTAGCTTTTTCTTAGCGTCTAGCTTACTAAATCTAGTGTTAGCAAATATAAACTCACCAAATGTAATTGGTTCACCACCCTCTGTTTTTCTAACAGCAGCTGGATCATAGTTTATCATTCTATCTACTACACCTTCAAGCATTAGTTCTGCTTCTTCTTTTGATATAGCCCTAGAGTTTACATAATTATATATTGCCCCGCCTGGCAAGGTTGATTCATACGCTTTGTTGAACACGTCTCTAGATAAGAAGTCTTCCTTTGTTTTTATGCTTTCTGGAACTAGTGAATTTATATCACTAAGAACACTTTTAGATGGCTTAACGCCTCTTGTTGTTTTCTCTGCATCGGTTTTAAGCTTTTTAAACATCTCACTTTCTTCTACAGACTTTAAGTCTTCTTTGTTAAAAGTGCCATCGTTTATTTTTTTAGCCATATCAGAAATAAACTTAACTACAGCTGGTTGTGTTGAAATATCTGAAGGTATGTTTGCTTTATTCTTAAATAAACTACCTAGATTATATAAGAATGTTCTACTTACTTTTTTGTCTTTTTTAATCCTACCAATACGCTCTATAAAACCAACAATTATCTCCTCAGAGTTAAACATTATATCATCAGTCTCGCTAACTGTTTCAACAACTTGTGCTGGATCTACAAATCCAAACATTTCTTCAGCTATGTCTGGATGTGTTTCCTCTAAAAAGTTCTTTATTTCTTTTGCTACAACATCTACGTCAAACCCGTTGTCAATCCAATCCCATAAAACTAAGTGACTAACTTCGTGTGTTCCTGTGTTAGCTCTTTCGTTCTTGATTTGTGACTCTTTTACTGTTATGTATGTATATACACCGTCTATTTTAGATGCTTGGCCATTAAGTGCGCCACCATCTTCAATTACACCCCTCCAAAACTTCTTCTCCGAATCACTAGTTTTTTCATCATCTATTTTTTTGTTTGCAAAATCAGTGGCTTCTTTTTCTGTTTCAAAGTTATAACCTTTGCTTTTTTTATCTTTAACACTTTTCAAGACAGCATTAGCCGCTTTATTGTTTTTATCAACTTCCTCTGCTAGATATATCTCGTAAGCTTCTTTGTTTAACGCACCTTCGTTTGGATCTAAACCTTCGCTAAGTAACTTATCTTTTGCTTGCTCTGTTATTTTGTTATATCGTGCCTCATCATTAACTTTAAGTAATTCAAACTTATTACTACTCTGCTTAAATGCTTCTATAGATACTTGACTTATAGCATACTGTTCTGCTAGTTCATTTATTTTTGTTTTTTTGTACCTATTACTTGCTTTAGAGTTTTGCACCGCTACAGCCTCATTTCGCAGTTCACTTTGTTTAGCAAAGGCTTTTTTGTATGCGTTAAAAGCACTATAACTCATATTTTTTCTAAATATAGCTTCGTGCTCCTCTATTTTTTTATATATATCGTTGTTGGTCTTTTTTATATCGTCTTTTATCCTTGCAACATCATTATTGTCAAGTTCTGGATTCAGCAATTCTTCTTGTAAACCGAGCAACCTCTTTGATAGAGCGTCAACCTCTGTTTTACTAGATTCAGGCATCAAGGTTCTAACAGCTGCACCCATCGCTACGCTACCACCACCTAAAAAACCGCCGAAGAACCCACCAGAAAATGTGGCATGGTCAACACCTTCCCATATGTTGTCGTTTCCAGATATAATATTTTGAGTTAACTGTGTTAGTCCTTCCGTTATAGCTTCACTAGAAGTACCAATAGCGAACTCTTTTGCTATCTTTGTTGCATAAAACCTGTTCGCAGCATTACCTGTTAACAGATCACCCATTGCTTCTTTCTGCATAGTCTTGGTTGCATTCTTAAAAAACCTTGCACCAAGTATATATGTTGGTGCAGTACCAAGTAAGCCCTCAGCTGCACCATAGCCTGTAGCTACTAGAAATTTATCTAAATCAGACCTGCGCTTATCATTAAACTCTAAGTTCTCACCATACTTCATTACGTCGTCGTATTGGTCTAAGAACTCTTCATAGTTCATTTCGTTAAGTTGTTGACCAGCAGACATTACACCCATTGACGTACCAGACATAGCAGCAGCGGCTCTAGTACTTAAACCAGCTACAGAACCAGCTCCACCAGTGGCAGCCATTACAGCAAATATAGGTAGTTGTCTAAATGTTTCCTCTGCTATAAACCTACCTAAATTTTCTGGACTAGAGAAAGCATCATCAAAAGCTACATCGGGTCTATACTCTTCCCTTGCTACCTCAACTCGTTTCTTTCTCTCTAAAGCGTACTCACTTATGTCACCACCCATAACCTTAGCATAAGGGTCAAACATTTCATATCCAGCTTCAAAATACTGTGCAGCACCAACGAACAAGTCTCCAAAAACATTAGCAGAAGTAAAAGCACCTTTCCTGAGTAGGCTATAGTCTTTTTTTAGTAAAAACGCTATATCCTCAAACTCTTTTAACTTATCGTATTCAATGCTTAAGTCCTCATAATCGCTGTTTATTGCTTTTCGACCTTCTTTAAACTCTTCTACTCGTTGATTGTGTCTCTCTAGTTCAATTGGATCTACAACTTCTCCAGCTTTTTGTCTTGCTAGTATATTTGCGTGGTTTTTCTCTATGTTATTACCTTCTAATTCTAAGATTGACCACTGCTTTTCTATCTTCTTTATATCTTCTGATACACCAGTTTCTAAGCTACCAAGCAACTCTTCCGCTGCTTGCTTCTCGCCACGCTCTAAGCCAGCAACAAATTTATCACCTATGGATAACTTTAAATCTAGCATATCCTTAGCTTTTAGTCTCTTAGCTAGTAAGTCTTCAACTATTTCTTTCGGTGGCTCTATACTACTCCAAGGTTGAACACCTTCTGGTAGTTTTAATCCTTTTTGTTTTATTTCTGCTAGCTCTTGTCTTATCTTATTCTTTTCGTCAGCATACGGATAGACTTTTTTATAATCTGTTCCGACTACACGACCTGTATTATCTTTTACAGCTACAGGTGTTTCAACAACAGAAAACAAAGCATTTTTGTCGGCATACTTATTGTATATCTCTAATTCGCCTTTCTTATAATCTGGGTTTTTAAAAGGGTCGAACAACTCAGAAAATGCGATATAGCTCTCGCTACCATCATCCCATCTTACTGGTATATTGCGCTCATTAGGTTTAAAGGTTTCTTTTTTATCAACATATCCAGCTTGTGCACCTTTGGATTTATCTAGCATATCTTTACCACGTGTACTAATATACTCGTCTGGTAATCCAGTTTCTGCTTTAGATCCTTTTTCATAGACGCTTAGGTAGTCTTCTGGACTGTAAACCGGAGCTCTACCATCTCTATAGTCAACATCTGGCGTAAAGCTTTGTTCAGGTTCATATAAAGACACCCCTGAGTAGTCTTGTAGTTCTTTTGCCGTTGGGTTTTGAGTAAAAAAATAATTACGCTCTTCTGGCGTAAACCCGCTTATGTCGTATATATCACCTTCTTCTGTTTCGAACATTTGTTATTTTAACTCGTTTTTATTATTTACCCTGCATGTTTCTTACGAATTCTTCGGAAACACCATGCTTTTTAGCCTCTGCTTTTATCTCAGCTTCGGTCATAGTTTTCTTGCCACTAGTATTACTACTTGTTGTTTTGTTGTATTGTGTCTGTGGAGTATATGTTGGCTCATATTTAGACACGCCTGGGCGATAGCCAGGTGTTACAGACCCAGGCTCAGATAGAATATTGCCATTCATATCTTTTATAATTGTTTCGTCATTCAAGTCATATGGAATCCAAGCAGTCACTCTTTGATTATATTTTTTGCTAAAGTAAGTTTCCGGTGTTTTATATTTACCCTTTTGAGAACGGTAGCCGCCACTATAACCTCTACTACCTCTCTTTGATTGTTTCTCTTTAGCTTTAAAGCCCTGTTTAGACATATCAGATATAACACCCATATATTGATCTACTACAAGGTTTTTTAGTCCTTCAAAACTCAATTCGTTATTGTAATAAGCTTTAACATTCTCAGCAACATATGGGTCATCTATTAGCTTCTTATTACCAATCAACCCATCGTGTATTAGTGACATTAGGGTGTTTTTACCACCTTGGTCTATACCTATACTGATAGCATTTTTAGAGCTGTTGTAAACAGGGTCACCTGGTTGCATATCGATACCTCTAGTATATGCTCTTTCAGACATTTTAACAATAGCTTCAGCTGCTTTATAAGACTTTAATTCGTATCCTGGAGCATCGTCATAAAGTATAGTACCATCATCTCCTGAGAAATTTATTCTACCCTGGTCATCTATTGATAAGTCTAACTCTTCGTTGTACATAGACCGCAACAAGTTAACATTAGCTTGGTTTTCACCATATAATGATGTTGCATTTGACTCTATATCTTCTATAATCTTCCCTTTGTTTTCTCCGTATTTTTTAAACTGTGCATCAAGATTTACAAACGAATTTTTAATATTATTCATCTCTTGTTGCATAAGTAAATACTCATCACTACCTACTTCATAATCGTCTAAATCCCTAGCTATCTGAACATAGTTTTGCTTTTGCTTTATTAAGAAGTCTTGTATTTGACCTCTGTATCTATCTGGTATCGCTGTTAGGTCTGTTCCTTCAGGGAGCTTATTTAAGTATGTTTGTAATCTTCTTTCGTAGTCGTTTTTTACTGCACCGATTGGGTTTACTGTAGCATTAATACCAGCTTCTGCAGCAGCCATCAAACCTTTATTAAATGCCGCACCGACATCTACAAATCTCTCATATGGATTAGCTGCTCTTCTCTTTGTTTGTTTATTAGCCATTATCCTAAGTTTAAAAAATCCTCTCTGTTACCCATAAAACCAGTAATAGCTCCACCTGCTATCTGTCCAAGTCCACCCATTATAGCTTCTGTAGCTTGTTGTCTAGCCAGTCTAGCGCTTGCTAATCTATCTTGTGACATGCCTAACAATAAGTCTCCTTTTTGTTGCTCCATTCTTCTTGAAAGTAACTCTCCTTGCATTTCTTGTTGCTGTATTTGAGATGCCATACCTCTTTCTGCCATTAGGTTTGATCTCTCTTGCTTTCCTATATCAACAGACGCCGTTTGTGCATTAAGTGCTTGCTGGTTTGCCATAGCTTGAGCTAACGCAGCAATACCACTACCACCAGCTGCACCTTTAAGTTGGTCCAGTGTGTTAGCCATACCTTGGCTCTGTTGCTGTGCAGTAAAATCAGCAGCCTGTGTATTAACTGTTAAGTCTTCATACACGTTTTCCATACCAGTAAAAGGATTTGAAGTATCTCTTTGCTCTAATTGAGACATATACTGGTCAAATTGCCGTCTTGCCACTCTCTCTTCCTCCTTTCTTCGCTTACTGCCAACAATAGCTCCACCAATCTGAGCTAAACCACCAACTCCAGATATTATCCCCATTGTTATTGGGTCAAACTTCAGTGGTGAGGCATTTTTATTTAAAGGTTTTTTGTCTTTCATTTTACTTCAATTAATATAGTTACATGTTATTTACTGCTTTCAAACATCTCTGTTCCAACAGTATAAAGCTCTACTTTTTCAGTAGAATTATTTATTACTTCAACTTCAGCATAGTAACCGAGTAAACTTGTCATGTTAGCTCTGTTATCTTTACTAAAGAATATATAGTCGTTTACAGCTGGTAGTATTGTTGTAGTTTCTAGACTACATGTTATCTGTTTATTTGGATAATCTATAGCAATTATAGGGCCAAGCTCTACAAACTCGCTAGCGTTACTAACTGTTGATCCATTAGCTAGCGTATAGTCTTGTATATCAGCATAATAAGCTACATCTGTTGTACCAGGTTGTATTGCCTGATTTAGTGTGTGTGATAGTGTGAATGTTATATCTGGCATATTTTATTTGTTAATACGATGCTAGTGGTGTACTTTGTGGTTCAGGTACGGCATCTTGTTCTGCAATATCAATTACTTTGTACTGGTCGCTTAATCTATGTATGATTTGTGCATTAAAAAAGTAATCCTCAGTTATAACAGCTGGGTTTAAGTTAACACCAAAATCAAATGTTACATACATAGTAGCTATAGCAAGATTCCTGTTTAAGTCACTACCATTCGTTAGCGTAACTGTTGGTTGTATTACTTCTATAGTGTCGGCTTCAAAACTATTATCCGGATCTACTTCTACGGCTAGTGTGTAGTCTGATGTATTAAAGTCTACAGGCAAAGCATCTTCGGCGGTTAAGAAAGCACCAGATATTGCGAATTGTACATGAGTCGTACTTGTTGTTATATTTTCTTTAGCAAAAGTTACACCGTCGGTAGACGTGGTCATTGCTATTGAGTAGGAAGGATCATTTACATAAGAAACAGAGCGTAATATATCATTTATATATTTTTTAAGCCCTTGCGTTATACCAAAAGACAACGTTAGTGTATTGTTAGACGCTGGAGCTGCGGTGTAAGTAAATGTATTGAGGTCGTGTTGGAAGTCCATATCGCTGTCTCCCCATTCTCTAATAGTTAACCCTGTACCTGTTATATAAAGTTTTTCCCTATCTAAAGGCGGTGATGCTATTGATGTGGTATTTTGTTGTCCATCTGCTCCACCTTCAACTTGAAAATCAGAATATATGTGTATAGTTTGACTAACGTAATCCATAGTGCCTGTAATATCACTCCAAAAGTAAATCTTAAAGTATTGACTTGCACCTGATACAGCAAAAGAGTCGTTAAAACTCTCCGCACTAAAGCCAGCCATATTAGTTAAGGCTTTTCTTTGTTTGTCTGTTATAACTATATCAACAGTTGGTTCAATAGCATCGGCAGCAGTATGACTAGCTTGGCCGACTGGAGACATTTTAGCGTGGTTAAAACCGCTAGGGTAAGCTCTAATATCTGCTATTACAGTTGGTTCATTTATTAACCCATTATTGAGTGTCGATGTATAGTTTTGATTTATTAGAGTATACGACTCAGTATCATTTGGTAGGTAAAAATCAGTAACTGTATCTGTTATAACGATGTTATACGAATATGTGTTTAATGTTTGATTAGCTTCTTCTCCATCTAAACCACTTGGAGCTGTACTACCAAGTGAGTCTCCGTTATGATCAAAATACTCAATTGTATCAGTTGTTGTTCTAGTAGTATCGTATGTTGCATCTAAGTCAACCTGTGTTCTACTTGATATAGTAAATGTTATTTCATCTGGATCAGGAGTGGTATTAATATCTGGTGCGTTTAAATCTATTGTTGTAGTGTTTTGTGGTATTATAGTAAACCTATAAGCTCTTTTGTTACCACCACCTGGATCAGTATCTTCTGGTATTATAATATCTTTATAAAACACACCAGAGCTGTTTATTTCGTATGGATCAGTTGCTGGATCATATGTACCATCACTCTGTATTTCAGATGGATATGTTGTAGTAGAGGTACTCGGTTCAAATGCTTCAGCTGTTGTTTCACGCGTGTTATCAAAAACGTATATACCATCTGTAGTATCTATTGTAAACGTACTACCAGACAGAGAGCCTCTCTCCATTTTAATTCTAAATTCAGAACCTTCATCTCCATATATTTCTAACCTTCTGTTTGTTCGCCCAAGATTAGTTGGAGTTGTGTCCATTTCGTAGTTGTATATCTTACTACTAATACTAGGTAGATCTTCACCAGCACCTGTAAATGTTATTAAATCGTCACTTCTACTTACCTTAGGTAGTGTTATTGTTATTACATAAATAACCTGTGTTAGTCTTAGTTCGCTGTCATAAGTATTTGTTCGTGCAATATGTGTGTAATCCAAACTAGCTGTAGTATCAGACACGTTTGTTATCGCAATAGTTGGATCTTCATCTATAAAATCACCAGCAGTGGCGTCTATAGTCATAGTCATTAATTCAACTTCACTACCTGGAGTACCAAGCACAGAAAAGTCTGTTGTAGATACGCTCGACAAGTAATCAACAACACTTGATGGTGTAAACGTTGTTTTAACTGGACTACCAGGAACAGCAAAAGTTCCTTGCACTAACACTGGAACTAAATGCTTGGCGACAGCTGAGCCAACAGGCTCTATATCTATAGTGGTGTCTTCTGCAAAAGCATAAGCATCTACGAAGTCTACGGTGATTAACACTGTATTATTATCGCTGTACGCGCCGTCGTTTAGCGGACCACCAGTTACTTCGGAGTTTGAAAAAGTCAAGCTCTGTATTATAAGTGGATCAAGGGTATTCGATTCCTCAAAGTCACTAGCAGCAACAACGAACCCTTCGTTGGGTGTTATTGTTAGCACCATGCTAGCCACATTTGTTGAACCAGCAGGTATTATTACTTCTTGTGCTTCAAAACTGCAATTTATTAATGCCATTATTTATTCTACTCTTAGTTTTATTTCTGTTCCACCAACACCAGAAGCAGCTGTAACTAAACCTAAGCCTTGTACAGAGTATTCTCTTGTATCTAGGTTTGTTGGTGTTGTTTCAGTGCCTAGTATGTTGTAAAACCACTTACCTTCTTTGTTTTTAAATGTCTTAACTTGACCACTCTGTAGGTCTGACTCTATTGAATCAACCCACCAACCACTTTTTGCTGCCCTGTTTTCGAACTTATTATCTGTATCTGGGTTATCAACAAAAACTCTAGCTTGCGATCCTTCATAGTTTAATGTCTTGAAAGATTTTATAGAACCAGGTGCTTCGTTGAATATAAACTTAACAGATGAGTTATATTGAACACCATAAAAATTATTCCTTGTTTCATTATCGTGTGACCAAAGATCTCCACCACTGAACGTATAATATTTGTTATTCAACGACAACCCTTCTTCTTGTATAAAACTCTTTCTAGATGTCCAACTATTTGTATCTTCTCTAAAAGCAACCGTGTCGTTATACTGAGCGGCGTTCTCTAACTTCTTAACAGTTAAATTATATTCATTCTTGTTTTCGTCGTAACTACCTATAACTTGCTCAGCCTCAGATAGTTTGTCCCTGAAGTAATCCTCAAGTCCATACCTAGATATTGGTTCTAACCCATTACCTGACAATCTAAGAATAACACCCCTGTTTTTATCCGAAAAATATGCTCTATTACCATACCTAGAATATGATTCTGGATTTTTGCTTATACCATAATCGCCGGCATACGGCCTTACTGCTCCAAGCACCTTGCTACTTGATACCACGTTAATACTACCATCGGCATTAAACAGTGCATCTTTGTCAGAGAAAATCTTCACGACGTTATCTTCTAGGTATACATCTAAATCTCCAAGCCTAAATTGCATTAACTGAATAGAACCATAAGCTGGGTTTATTGATTTTGTTATCTTTTCAGCTTGTATAAACTGGTTTAATCTATTAACACCAGACGTAGCATTATATATACCGGAGTATATTATATCAGACTTTTTTCTAACCTCCTTATATTGCTCCTCTGTAACCGAGGAAGCTTTAACTCCTTTACCTATTATTGGTGCATTGAAATCATCTCTAATTCTATCTGATTCAACGCCATTACCAAAGCTATAACAATTACTGTAGTCTATATCATTTATAAGACCATGCTCGTTATCAACACCAGCAACGCAGCTATATGTTCTACCAGTTTCGTAGTATATATCTAATTCTGCAACCTCTTTAGGTTCTGTCTCAAAAACTGCTGGATTTTCTGTAAATTCACCACTTTCTTCATCGTAAAATGTCTCTACTATTTCAATATTAGTTTTGCTTGGCTCTGTTGTTCTTAGTTGACCACTACTATAGTTGAAACTATTGCTTTCTGGAGCCCATACTATTTTTTTATCTAACTTTAACGTAAACTTTATAACCCTTTGCTGTGGTAGTTCACCTTCTTTTTTAGCCCTAGAACTATCAGTGAACGCCACCATATATGATTTTGCCCAATTGGTGATAGTATAAGTGTTGTTTTCTTTATCAGGGTCATCAGCAAACCTAAACCTAGTACCAATTCGCGTTAGTTTTGAAACTAAGGTGTTATATTCGAAGAAATACTCGTCGCCAGCGTTGGTGGCAAATTTGTCATATTCTTCTATTATATTTTCTGTACCAGTAACGTCTTTACCAAAACCATGAAACGCAATCTCTACATAGTTGTTTTTTTCTTTTGCTCCCCAGCCATACGTGTTGTGTGGTCTTTCGTTTCCATTTTGAGTGAATAAACTGTGTACAAACCTTAGTGGTCCAGTTGTACTAAGTGTTTTATGGTACAATAAGCCACACCAGAACCACCCAAACCCAAGCGGTTCTCCAGTGTAACCCCTAAAAGGGGCCAACCAAATATCTCTAGATGGTTGTATGTTGTCGCCAAAGCTAAACGTTGGTGTTGAAGCTGTTGTTTTTAAGCTTGTTGACGAGGTGCTACTAGCCATTATGGATTCTTCTAAAACTGCATCTCTCTGCAGCTTTGTAAAAAACCTTCCGTAGTATTCTGGTTTTATCTTTGTCTTTTTTTGGAATATTTCTATAGACAAAGTAGGGGTAGTATCTTCTTCGGAAATAGTTCCCATAAAAGACACGTCTTCTGAGTCTAAAGATCTTTCCATATTTAACCTGTATAGATCTACACCGGAGTACTGTACGTATGCTACGCTTAGTATTTCGTATTTTTTAGTCTTATTTTTGGTGTTAAACAACGAAAGACTTAAGTTGTCTAGCTGGTGCACTGGCTTGCCACTAGATACTTCTGTACCACTTCCGCCAAACATGCTTTTCCAATCGTCAGCTTTTATGTCTATGTAGTTATTACCAGACACTGGATAACCTTCACTTGAACCAAATATACTAGTAGTAGTTCTACCTAATAGTTCGGCGCTTAAAACACCTTGAGATACGTATTCTTCTTTTATAAATTCTGGAGCTTCATTATCAACAGCAAGAACCTTATATCTTGCTTGTTCTTTTACAAAAGCATCAGAATCATGTTCTTTTTTTAATATTAAGTATGTGTCGTCCTGTATTTTGTTTCTATCAGATGATGAAAAAGAAACCCAAACATTACCGTCTTCAGCGTTGTAATGTCTATCTATGGCTAAGTTGTAATACGGTTGAGATGTTTCTTTTATAAAATATTTATAACCAACAGCCCAATCAGGTGGATACGACTGTAGTCTTACTGATATTGTATTGCTGTTCTCAGCATAACCTTTGTTTAGTTTTACAGAACCACTTGGGTGTGTTAGCACCGGTGTTTCTCTTCCGTGCTTATCAACATATACAACACCTATTTGATATGTTCTTTGAGACTTAATTGATTTAACGGGTTGATTAGATGTAACTTTCTCACTCTTAACGACGACAGAGAACTCTGGTGTAACAACACCTCCGTTATACTCTAAGTTATAGTTTTCTAAATAGTTACCAAACAGCAATCGATTACCAGCTGTAGATAGCGCTTTAGCTCTTCTTGGTACGTTATCATAAGGTCTAAGTAACTGATTAGACGGAATTAACTTGTATATAGTTTCAGATACTAACTCTAATCGTCCTTCGTAAAAACCAGTTGGAGAAGGTACTGTATTATCTGTAAACTCGCTATCAGTTGACTTCACAGTTTGAACTACATATATATTATTAGATACTGAATCCTTGTATAAGATGTCTATTTCTTCGACACCATAAGGAACATCATAAGCCCAATTTAATATCTCTAATTTTCTAAGTTGATTAACCATACCAAGGTTATACCCCTTAGAGTGATTATAATCAAATGCGTCACCTATAAAAGCAACCTCACTGTACGGTGCTATAGTTGAATATTGACCATCTGTGTACTTATATCTATAAGAAAACCTAACAAACTTATCTTCAAACAAAGCCGGTGTTTGTATTAACTCTATTTTCCAGTTTTGTACGTTCTGTTCTATGTTTTCATTTATAGAATCAATATTAATCTTGAATACGTTAGGATTAGTAGCGTACACATTTAAAACAGAAACTATAACAGACACGTCAGCATTTACATTACCATCATTATCTATTAACCTTATCTTTAGTTTATCACCAATTCTAAAATCAGGGGCAGTACCACTAACAAGTATCTGACTATCAACTGGATCTGGTAAAACACCAGTGCTAGAGTCAGAGGCATCATCACCGTCTTGGTTGGTGTATGCTCCAGTAGGCACTAAATTCCATGTTCCATCAGCATCTAAGAATGTAAAAGAATAACCAATAAGTGTACCAGATACTGCACCATCTCTAGTTGTGTTAGACATATTCAGTACTGGCGGTAGCTTTGGTGCCGGTTTTATAACTGTACAATGTTTCTCTTCAAAGTTACCACCGTCAACCTGTGTATGTGTCCAATTACCGTCAGTGTATGCTTTCCAGTCTGTTATGTTTATTATCTTTGGCTCTGTTTTGTCGTCTGTCCAAATAAGGAAATCATCTAATATTTCCACTCCCGTTATTAAGTTATCCCTAGAGAAATTAAGAACTCTCAAGGTGTCAACTAAAACTGGTGTTACTGTTTCTTGTTTTTGATTATATTCTACTATAGAGCTTTTAGAATCGCTCTCTACGAACCAATATATGCACTCTGTGTCATCTTTTCTTATAGCACCAATACATATAGCATTTAAGCCTAAGCGATAAAAGTCGCTCAAAGCTGGAGAGTAGGGTATCTCGTTACCCAGTATATTTTGTAATGTCCCAACATCTGCACCTTCTGATGTTGATACCTGCACATTTAAAGCATCTCTGTATTGACCATTTGGAACTAGTCTTTCATCGAGATCTTTGTTCATAGCCCCGCTACTGAATGTCCTTTTTAGTTCTGGCATACTTAATGTTTGATTACTTTTGATTTATTCTTCATTACAAGGTTTATCTCTTCTATCTTTAGGTTAGATAACCTTAGCTTCGCTTGCCTGGTTGCAGCTCTTTTCTCTTTCTTAAATCTATTTATAACATATTCAGGAGTACCCATTTTAGTAGCTAATATTGCGTGTGCTATATGTTTATACACAGCTTCTTCTGCAAACTTATGTACGCGCATTTCTTCTTCTGTACCCAAGCTGTCGCTAATATATTTCATTGTAACAACTTTACCAACCAAACCAGAGCTAAAAAAAACAAAACCTCTAGCGTTATCTATATAGAAAACACCGTTAGATTGAGTGTGTTCTGGGGTAGCACCATACCTAGCACCCTCTGATAGACTCATGTCTGCGTCTATTTCGGTAGAAGTGTTTAAAGTCCCGTTATCTGATGTTGCACTTTTAAAATCAATCCAAGTCTCAGAATCACTAGATTTAAGCAGGGTATCATCATTGTCATACAAGTAATCGTAATCACCATCCTGCATTATAGCTGTTGGGTTACTTGTTTTTCTAGCTGGATATATTATTCTCTCAATACCAGAGCTGTCTTTCCACGATAACTGTACATAACTTACATAGTCATGTGGAAGTTTCATTTTTAATGTTGGTGGTATGTCTATTTCTTGTGATTTTTTAGATCTTAGAGTATCGTAGCTTAACTCTGCTATAGCTCTTTGTGCGTGAAAATTTATATCTGGTATCTTTACTTTGCTTATTATTTTACCTTCACCAACATACGCAACTCTAAAATTGTTTACGATATCATCTATTGATATGTATTGGTAGCTACCTAATTGTTCATTTGTTAGTATTTGCTTAACAATTATTACAGCGCCTTCGCTTGGTGCAGATAAAAATGTTACAGTGCCAGTACCTCCATCATACGTGTACAACGAGCTAACTTGCTCACTACCATCTATATAAACTTCTAGTTCAGCCTTTGCTGATGGTGTTGGGTTAAGCGTTAATATAAAACCAACTGTTACACCGTCGCCGGTAAACTTTTGACTATTATCATAATATTGTCTTTGTGTACCTTTAAATAGTGCCATCTCTTATTGTTTTTCTTGTTGATTGTTCTTAGCGTCTTCTGCTGCGGCTATTTGATATAGTTGTGGATCTTTTATTGTTATGCCAGAAAGCATTAATATTTTTATAACTAAGTCAGTTTCTTCTGACTCGTGTAATTGGAAGTCTACTGATGTAGTTGGATTGTATAGGGCTTCGTCGTTAATCATGCTATAACCCCAATAAACGTCTGCGGGCTTTGCTATGAAGTTGCACGTTACATTATCTTCTATTGTTGTTGGATAAACCTGTATTGCTGTCTCCGATGTTTTAATGTATACAGGTCTCTTTGTTGTTGGCTCTGTCAGTGGTGAGTTCAAGTATTGTCGTAACTCATTCTTATTTAGATGCTCTGCCTCTACTATTTGCGTTACATTGTTAACAGATGCTTGGCAATAAACAGCTCCTAATCTATATATATCGTTAGCGCCAGCGTTGGTTAAATCACCAACACCGCCAGTGGTCATTGCTACTGTTTGATTAAACTTATCAAATATTTCTATCTTTTCCTCAAGTATATCAACAGTATCAGCGTGAATAGTATCATTACCTTGTAGTCTTAAAAATTGGTTGAGATCATAAAAATATTGTTCAAAAATATCTAACTGTGCTTGATTAGCAAGCGTATTAAATTCTTGTGGAGTTATATAGCCTCTTTGCTCTTTATTAGCTATAGCTAAAACTCTTAGATAAACTGTATTTACATTTACTGCCATAATTTTTTTATTTCTTTACGCAGCTACCGTCACTGAATTGTTTAGTGCCAGGTTTTCTTTTATATCCTTTCCAACATTTTAATGCTGAAGGGCTAGGTGTCATTTTAAATGGAGACTTCATTTTAGCAGCCGAGTCTTTTAAAGCTTTGTCTGTTGGGTAATCTTTATCACCAGGTTTTGCCGGTGCTTCACCCCTTTTTCTTTTAGCGTGCATATTTGCCCACAATCCTTTTTTTCCCATATTTTATTTATTTAACAGTTCCATCTACGTCTAGCAGCTCGACCTCTTTCACTAGTCCAACCTTTTGATCTAGCGCAAAACGATTTTCTTCTTTTAGCATCTTTACTACCGGGTTTAAGCTTTGATGGCTTAGTTGTTACTGCTGTTTTCAGCTTACTACCAGGATTATTTCTTTTATATTCATCTACTCCTTTCTGAGTCATACCACCACCAGCGGCAGCACCTGTTCCGGTAGGATTAGCTTTGTTAAAGTTTTTACCTCTACCTATAGTTCTTCTTGGATCGGCTTTTTTTAACGGTGAACATTTGGCTTTTAACGGTGAACATTTGGCGCACATACCACAGTTACAGCTGTCTCCACAATTACATTTACCTACGCATCCGCAAGAATTTGTAAATGGGTTATTTGATTGCTTATATCCAGTTGATCCTTGAAATTTCATATGTCTTTATATTCTGTTGTATTATTCTTTATATAGTTTGTGGCCACCTATACAGATGACCACATCCCTATAAGTGACTAATTATTTTAATCGTTTTTCTACGTTTTTAAATACCTCTACACCTTCATCTGTTTTAAACCAAGCAGCTAGCGCTGAATATGGGTTTTCATCAAATGGAATTGTAAACAGCTTTCTTCCGGTTGAGCTCCAAGAAAAACTTCTTTGATCTTGTGCTAACTTTATGAATCCTTGCTCAACAGCTCTAATTCCAATATTACGTAGTTGAACATTATCGTCTTTAGCTAACGATATAAAGGTTTCGGGGTTTCTTCTAGCGTATATTAAAGCATCTCTCTTTAGTTCTTTAGATGTCATACTAGATACTTTATTACCAAATTCTACACGTAGTATTGCTTCTAGCATATCAACATCAAGTTCTCTAGCTAGGTTTAACGCATCAATCTCTAACTCTATGTCTTCCAAATCGAAACCAGCGTTTTCAACTGCATCGAATTCATAGTATAGTTTATCTTTTAATGGATGATATAAAGAGAGTAGTTTTTGTAAGTTCTGTTTTACTGCAGGAACTGTTAGCGAACCATTTCTAAAAATAATATGATCTAGTGTTACTGGTCCTTCTTGTTCGTCTACAAACGGACTTGGTTGGTTAGTTGCATACCTCAGTTCTCTTTGGTGACCTTTATCTGGGTCAAACCAAAGCAAACTTCTTTTTGTAGAATGCTTACCAGGTATTGTGGTTATGATTGGTCTTTTACTACCTAAAGTATAATAGGTTCTATCCTTTATTTCCCACTCTGGTTTTTTATTTTCTCCTGCTATAATCGTAGGAGCATCTTCTTTCTGCATGATAGCAGGTTCTTTTTTGCTTGATTGTGCTGTCGTTTTTGGCTTAGCACTTGTTTTCTTTGTTGTCATGATATAATAAAATTAAAAAGTTTAAAATAGGGTGGTAGGGCTCCGAAGAGCCCTAAACCCTTAGTAGTGTTAAGCTTAGTTATTAACTAGCTGTATCCTTTAGTAATACAAAGTTGTTAGCTCCTTGAACGCATAAACATCTTTCAGAAAGCATGTTAACATTCATTTCATCAACATCAGAAGTGTAGTTACCTCCAACTGAGCCAGTAATCCAAGACTTCATTCTTCTATCGTCAGCTTCAGAAGCTCTGTATCTAACGTGTAAGAAAGGTCTAGAAATATTCTTACCTAGTGTTTGATCGTAAACAGTAGAAGTTCCAGCTGGAACAATAACACCATCAAGATCATCTGTAAGTCCTCTAGTAGCAGCATCGTTAAGGTATTTCCAGTCGGTTTTGTAGAAGTCATAAGAACCTCTTCTGAAACCCGAAAAACCTAAGTTAAGAGCCATATCTTCAGAGTTGTTAAACACACCATATGAAGTGCCACCAGTTCCATAAGAATTAGCTCTTGCTAGCATGTTGTCAATAGCCAAAGAAGTATCGCGATCTAAGAACATCATGTTCTCTTCAATAGCTCCTTGTTTGTCTAATTCTGCTAATATAACATCAAATTCAGCTAAACCAGTAAGACCAGTTGCATTGTCAAAGTCGTGATCATTGAACACTAACCCTCTACTTTCGATGGCAGCAAAAAGACCTTCAGTACCTCTAACTGTATCAGAGTTAGCATCTGTGATAGCTGTAGTTGCTGTAACTTTTTCAGATTCTACCATTGACATTTCAAGATAGTCTTCAAAACGCAATCTAGCTTCATGCTCAGACTTTAAGTACCATAGGTAGCCAGAAGCACCGTTTTCACTAGTAACTTCAACCCAACCAATTTGAGAGGCGTCAGAACCAGATACGCTATACTTGTCCTTTAGTATGATAGGACTGTTTGAGAATTTCTGAAATCCAGCGTCTACTGAACCAGTCATTCCTGCAGTACCTTTACCAAACTCAGAACCGTATACAAATACTTTAAGATCTGGGTTTGTAACAGCTGCAGCAAAAGATGCTGGCCACGTGTCTGAATCAAGCGGGTAAGCTTCGATTGAGTCAGTAGTAACGGATTTAACAAAAGCTCGAACAGTAACAAATCCATTAGCAACAATGATAGTTTGGTTAGCTCTAATAGCGTGACCAGTAATATTAATTGTGTTATCAGCTAATGTAGCAGTAAAAGGAGTTGCAGATACTGTAGCAATTTTTGCGTTGTCATAAGCAATGTGAAGACGACCTTGTTCGCTCCATACTACTTCATCAGAAGCCATTGGCATTTCAGCACCAACCATACGTAAGAAAGAAGAGATAGATCTATTTCCATATCTTTCCACTTCTTTTTCATATACTTCTGGTAAGAACTGTTTTGTAAAATTAAAATCGTTGCTACCTATAGCAAGGTAGTTTCCATTGAATAACGATTTAGTCGGTGCAGGAGTTAAACCTGCGGGGAATGCTCCCCCTGTTGCAAAACTCATAGTTTTTTAATTTTTAAATTTTTATTGTTTTATTTTTACTTTTAGTTGAGAAGAATCGTTACCACTAATAGCTCTTACTTTTATGCCTCCAGGGGTTGTTGCTGGTTTATGTGCTGTCCTAGGGTTCATGTCAATATTTTTAGCCCTAGCAATACTGCTTTTTAAACCATCAGCTTTACCTTGTTCATAAAAGTGATTAGCAATTGCATCTGCATTCATAGCGGTAAACAACGATTTATGGTAACCTTTGGCGTCTTTTATATTATTATTTTCATCTAAAAACTTTTTGACAAAATTATTAATATCAGACTGCTTAGTCTTTACCTCTGAAGCGTTGTTAACATTAAATCGATACTTCTTTTCTCCAACTTCGTACTCAAAACCTTTGAATTTGCTAGAAAAAACCTCATCTGTTTTCGTTAAGAACACTTTTTTTTGTTGTTCTGCAGCTTTCGCTGTCTCCTCAGTTTCTTTATTATAGCGGTTGAAAAACTCAACTGCTTTTTGCTGGTCAGGTGTTAATTTTGATCCAGCTTTTATTTCTTCGTAATATGTTGTCTTTTTATCTTGTAGATACTGTTTTGCGTTGGCAACCTGCTCTTTTAGTGCTAACTTTTTTCTTTTAATTTCAATGTCTTCGTCTAAGTCTTCATCGTAAGAATAAAGGTCTTCAATAACAAAAGCAACCTCTTCTTCTGTTAGGTGCGGTTTTGTTTTTTTGAAGTATTCACTTAATAAATCATTATCACTCAACTTTGAGAAATCTTTATTTAGTTCTACATAATCTTCTAAAGTACCACCAGTGTCATTCATAAAGTCCAACACTTTCTGAATGTTTTCAGGAAGCATAGCTTCTTTTGTCTTTTCTTCGGTGGTGACTGGTTCTTCTGCAACAACCTCTTCTTCCACCTCTTCTTCTGTGATCTCTTCTAGTACTGGTTGTGCTTCTTCTTTTTCTTCTTCAACCACTTCTTCTTCTTCTTCTTCTTCTTCTTCTTCAACCACTTCTTCGACAACTTTCTCTGTCTCTACTGTTGGTGCATCTTCTTCCACCTTTTCGGCTTCTTGTTTAATAGCACCTAGGTCAACCTTGATTACATTATCATCAACGACTTCATTAACAACCTCGGGTTGTTCTTGTGGTTGTACTTCTTCAGCAGCTGTTTCAGCTTGTTTCTCAACAACCTCTTCAACCACCTCTACTTTTTCTTTTTTTGCCATAATAAAATATTATAAAATTAAATAATTGTTGTTATCTTGGATCAAAGGCATTTAACCCAAATCCACCACCCATTATATCATTACCTGATGACTCGAAGTTTTTAGGCGGGGTTTCTTTTTTTCTTTGATCTATTAATTCAGACTGTTGTGTGGCCTGTATTTTTGTTCTTTCGTCTTTTCTGTCTTCCTTTTGGCTCTCTCGTTCTTTAAGAATTTCAGTTTCCATTTGTTTTAACTGCATGTTAAGTTGAAACTCATAGCTCATCAACTCTTTCTTTAACGCGGCCTCTTGTTGCATTTTTTGCATTTCAAGTTGAGCAGAACCTTTTTCAACCATCATCTTACTTTGAGACAATACTTGTTGTTTTTGAATTTCTGCTTGTGCTGCAACCTGCTGTGCTTGAGCATTAGCTTGTGATTGCATTTGAATATTTTGCTGACTTATCAGTTGATCTTGTTTGGCTTTTTTCTTTCTGCGTATCTTAAGTAGCTGATTAGCTAGTTTTACATTTTTTATCTCTCTAATGTCTATAGCGTCTTCAAGCTCTATTCCATTTTTAGACAATGCTACCTGAATGTTATTCTCAAGCGTCTGTTTTTCCTCTTCATCTGGAGCTAACTCTATAAAGATACCAAAATCATATAAATGTAAATCTGCCATCTCTGATAGTGTTGCCACATTATGACCACCTATCTTTTGAATAAAAGCGTCTCTAGTTGGCGAATATTCTATTACATCTGATATTCTAAGCGATATACACTCTGCTAATTCCGCAGTTAAAAACAAACCACTTTGTAATATGTGTCTAGTAGCTGTATTCGAGTTTGCCGCCGCCATTTTTTGTACACCAACTAATGCGTTCTTGTCTGGAGTACTTCCATCACGCGCCTCGTTCAATCCCGTGACATCTCTGATCATTTGGAGGTAGTAGTTGTATGTTTGTATCAAAGCGCCGAGCTTTGCTCCTCCTGAGCCACTCTGTATCTCCTGTATAGGTACTTTACCTGGGTTCATATCCCCATCGGCAGTCATAGACCTACCTATTATGCTACCTGTTTGGAAGAACATATTTAAAGCCTCTTGAGGATTATAGTTCGTTCCGTTACCTAAATCAACTTCAGCTAAACCATCTGCGTCTAAATATATACCATCAGGTATCATTCTAGACAAAACCTGTTGCAGTTTTAAATGCGTAAGTTGTATCATATCAGCAAAAGTGGTAGTTCTACTAACTAAGGACTCAATCTTACCTTTGTACATCCTAGGAGCAACAATAGAATAATTCATCTTAACCTTAGTGTAGTCACTTTTTGGTCTCATCATATTCTTAGCAAGCTCCCACTTCAATAAGTGTTTGGTGCCTAATACAAGCGCACCTTCATATAAAACTTCTATTTGTCTAGACATTTTACCAAACCTCTCGCCAAGTAATTCTTCTGGTGGATTGAATTGGTCGTCTTTTATTATTATTTTATTTGCACCAGTTGCTGTCTCTTTAACCTTATAGACCTCGTTTGCAAACGTCTTAAAATTAAAGTATAATATCTGTATCTGATTGTTGTCTGTTTCGCTTGATTCGTATATGCTTCTACTATAATACCCCGTAGATTGATGACCTTGTTCACTAATCTCTTTTAAGTCCTCCATGCTGAGATGTGGGAACTCTTTTACAAGTTCGTTTATAGAAACAGTTTTAATCTCACCAACGTAGTATACATCATCGAAATATGGTGACTCTGTATATGAATAAACGATATTAGCTGGATCTACGTACTCTACTTTTATACCTTCAGATTTTGTAAAGGTGTTTTTTACCGCACCTATGCCAAGTACTGTTAGATCGTAGTTAACTCTTTTCTTTGTTAGCTCGTATCTATTTCCTTCTAATATAACGTTAATTGCTTGCTCTTCAGCTAGTTCTACACCTTGCTTGTAGTTTAACTGCATATGTAATTGCAATTCCTCTTCGCTATCTGGTAGTTTATCTGGTGGTGTCGATGCAATTGATACACCAAAAGCCTCTTCTGCAAACTGGTTTAAATCCCTTGTCTGCATATCAGCTAGTATATCATTCATATACTTCGTTCTCTTAGACACACCAAATGGATCTTGAGAGTAAGCCTTTATATCAAAGGTTCTTTCAGAGATACCATTAACAACTATGTCTACAAATTTAGGTATAATAGGTATAGGCTTCCAATCAAGGTTTAAATAACTTAAGTCACCGTTTATAGATAACTCGTCCTTATATTTTTGTATTGATTGTTCTCCTCTAGCATACAAGCGAAGCTTGTGAAAGTTGTTTTGATTACTAGTAAACCTGCTTAGGCCTGATCCCCTGTTGAACCACTCGTGTTCTATAGCTTTACCAACCTTAAGACCATACTCTACAGAGTTTTTTTCTAAATCACTAACAACTTGACTAGGAAAATAATGCGATGTAACTGACTCAGCCATATTATTTTTCTATTATTCTTGAATTATAACCATTATTTTTATATTTGGCTATGCTTAAGCTTATTTTTTCTTTTTTTATATTTTGTTTTGGTGAATATAGGTGTCTATTACACGCCATTATAGCTAGACCAGAGCTTATAGTGGCATCGTATTTGGTTCTATTGGTTATGTCGAATTTAGCCCAATCATTTAGAGTGTTATTGAAAGGCATAGTACCAAAGCTATCTCCTTTCTGGCCAACATGACTGTTGATATACATCTCTATAGCGGCTGCGTGTGCTTGCTTTATGTCTTCACTGGAATTTGGAATACCACCAATCTCTCTTTCTGTTACAGATAACTTGTTCCATATTTTATCTGGTCTGTTCATAGAAAACCCTCTGTAACCTCTTCGCCTTAAATAATATAATAGTCTTGGTTTGTTATTTTCAGCTAGAATAGGCATCCCGTAAAATACCAGTGCCATCAAAACATCCTCGAAAAATATCTCTGCTGTTTGTGGTCTAGCTATATATTCAAGAAAAAACTCACTTGGTGGAGCATCTTCCATGCTAAATTTTGTTAACCCATGCAAAGAACCTTTAGAGCCTTTACCACTTACTGTACCAGATATATCGTAAGAATCACAACCAAAAGCACCTAAGTGCTCATTACCAGGGTATTTAATACCGTTCTTTTTTACAACCTTATTTTGTAGGTGTTTAGGTGGAACCCAGTTAATCTTAAACCTACCTTTTAGGTTTGGTGTAAAAACGACTGATGTATCTTTAATACCGTTAGCCCACTGGAAGTCACCCGTAGTAACTGATACCGCTTCTTCGTTAAAATCTATTTGTTCGTATATCTTTGTTAAGTTAAATATACTATTCTTGGTTTCATCTCTAAATGCGTGCTCCTCTGTTCTAGGGAACTGCCTATAGAATTCGTTTAAGGCATCTTGATCAGACTTTAAGCCGTCAACTTCATTCTGCCAGTGGTCTATTACGCCAACGTTTATTCTATCTCCATGTGGGTCGCATACGACATCCCCAGGTGTTTCGAATACAGGTAATCCATAAGAATCAATGAATCCCTCGTAGTTCCATTCCATAGGTATGAACAAAGAATAGAGACCCGAATTTGTCTGTCCGTTTTTGTTTCGTTTTGTAACATCTGAGTTGTAATAAAGTTTCTTAAATTCCTTGCCACCCTTGTCTAAGGCATTGCTAGTTGAGCCCATTAAGCACTTGCCAATAATCCTACTACCAAGTCTTAGGGTTGTTTTAGTTACCCTCCAGTTGTTTAATATGTTATTTGGCCTTTCCCACTTACCACTCTCATCGTGCACAAGTAGTCTTAGTTTTTCACCATCATAACTGTTATCACCAGTATTCTTCCAATCTATTGTAGTATCTAACCCGGCTAGCTCCTCTAACTTATCAGAGCTTGTTATATTTTTTCTTGTAAGTTTAGACGCTGGAACCCTATATGCTAGCTCCGTTTTTGGTCTATCCATACCGTCTTGTATTGGTTTAAAGAAGAACGGGTAGTTAACCGATATTGGCACTACCTTGTCTGTAAACATCTTTTTAGCATCTGGACCTGATTTAGATAATATACCAAATCTTGCATCCGAGCTAATTGTGGCTTGATTAACTACTTCACCTGACGCCATAAAGGAAAAACCAGAACGTCTGTTCTTTAGATAGCACATACCGTAGCATCTCTTATCAGCCTTACAAGCCTCCCAAAATATAAAGAACAATCTATTTGCTTCCCTAAAGTCTGGCTTACCAACGTCAATCTTAGACCACTGTAGGTACATATAATGTGTACCTGTTATATATGTAGGCTTGCCTTTATTATAAAACCAAAAGCCTTCCTCTCTCTTTCTGAACTCTTCTTCTATGTAGTCAATATATTGACCTTTAAAGTCATTAGGTAGTTCTTTCCAGTCAAATATTGTTTTTACCCTATTTAACTCTTTTGGATATTCAGCTGCCTCCCATTTGTTACCTTTAAACTTGTGTACTTTGGTTGCTGGTGGTAGTGCTATCTTTAAGTTCTGTATCTCGTAAACTTCACCAATTTTACCATTTCTACTTAAAACAATAACATCGTGCTCTTCGTTGTACCCATATTTCCAACGCTTACCTCTATTGAGTCTTTTAATAGCGTTTACGGGTATGGTGTCTACTACTTTGTATAAGGTTTGCTCATACATTACTTGCTCCTCCTTTCAGCAAAACCTCCAAAAGCACTATCGTCTTTTGTTGGCCTGTTTTCTAGAATAGCTTTTTCTTCATCGATGCGTGTTAATATTTCAAAAGCGTCAAATATAGCTAATTTTTTTGTTGCAGCAGCGTTCTTTAATCTATCTGCTGAGACATCGTCTTCAGTGTTTGTTATAATCTTCTCCTCTGCAACCTTTATTAGCTCCTCAACAGCTTTATACCCAGCCTGGATTATACTCTGCTTCTTCTTCTTCGTGTTCATATTTAATTGTAATAGCTTTTGTTTGTACTCTATAAAGGCGCTCTCCGTCTATAATGAACTCAAACTCGCTACGTGGAGCAAAACCAACCCTATCACCAACATTTATTCCCTTACATCTCAACACGTTGTTAGAGTATTTAATTATGCCGACTAACGGTTTCTCTTTTTCTAAAGAAAATATATCGTCGTTAGATATAGGTTTTACAAAACAATAATCATCAAGTGATTTCCACTCATTGTCATGTTTATATATGTATAACTGGTCTTCATTTACAAAGTAAGTTTCTTCATCGAAAAACCCTTTACTGTTCCGCTCTATACCTCTAACATCATGCCATCTTCTAAATACATTGTGATGAATTATTACTTCATCACCAACCTGTATCTCTGTTTCTATATTTTTAGGTAGCCCAATGACTACGGCGTTATTACTTACGTTTTTATGGGTAAATATTTCAGTGTTTAGTATTAACTCAGAATCACCAATTTTTTTAGTGTTTTCATACCTGGTTTTTATCGGTTTTACTACAAAGCTATCCCAACCGTTCATTAGTATTCTAAATTATATTCAACTGCAATAGCCATGTTTTTATTAAAATCCTTCCACGGCAAAACCTCGTTGTTTTTAGAGATATAAATTCTGTATTTATTCTCCTCTTCCACTATAGCTGTTATTACATGTCCTCCGTAGACCTCTTGGCCTACTGAATAATGCATTGCTTCGTTCTTATAATCTTTACCTATACTAATCTTTCTTATTAGCTCCATCTTCAACAGGTGTGATAGTTCCGTCTTGAAGATTAACGTTTACGTTTCCGTACTCTTCTTCAAGTCCTTTTTGAAACTCATCTAAATCTTTCCTTAGCTTAGGCATTATAGCCACTAAGTCGAATTTCCTGTACTCTACTTGGCCAAGTTCTAATTGTGCCTTGTTAATTCGATTAACTAATGCTTGTAGCTTTGTTAATTGTTCGTCTTTAATTTTTAAATCCATAATTATATTAAATTTGTTTTCTTATGTATTATCACTCTGTTTTTATTTTTTTTACAGTAGGTGTTATCTTATATTTTTAGCACAGCAAACGAAACCTTAGAGAAGTTGTCGTTATAGGCTTTTACCCAATGGCAATTAAACAACTTATCCTCAACTCTCCACTTTGTCTCATAATCTCTTAACTCTTTGTTATGCTTTGAGTCATCCCACACTTTGCTAACCTCATTGTGTAACTTCTTTATCAAGTAGTCTTCGTAGTGATTGTTAAGGAAATAGCCATAGTGTACGCCAAAGAAATTATCAAAGGCATCATTGGTGTATTCGATTGTTCCATCATATCTAATAATAAGCAGCCCAAACTCTTTGGCTGCGTAATTTTTCAAGAACAACTCCTTAGTGCTCTGCATATTAACTGCTTTGCAATTCTCTAACTCATTACGTAATTTGTCGATCCGCTTGCTTTGCTCATCTAGTTTTTCGTTAGTATCCACTACCATAGACTTATATGCCTCCTGCATGGCGGACAGCGCATTACCCTCAATAACCTCAGTCTCGGCATTCTGTTTTTTTCTACCAAACAGCCAACCACCAATACCAGCGCTAGCAGCAGATAATATTGATATTATATAATCACTCACATCCATAAACTACTAGCTTTTATCGAAGTAATTATATAACGCCAAAACTATAGCACCCCACGCAACGGAAGCACCTAAACCAATAACTAGTCCTTCAACATCGCCTTCAAACCTATTGTGCAGCAAGTGTGCTACCCACAGAACTATGCTACCAATCCCAAGTCCAGTTACTAATAACCTTGTCCATCCGTACTTTCTAAACATTCTTTGTAAAAATAATTTCATGATATAGTTAACGCTTGTTTTCTACTGCTTTCTCTACGTGGTACTTGTCAATTTTGTTGAGGATCCAAACTAATAGTTTGCCAAGCGGTAGTAATTTGCCTTCTTTCTTTAACACACCAAGCACATAACTTGTTGTCTCATTACTATTGCCAAATTTATGACCATCTTTCGCTCGCATAGTGTTATTAAACAAGTCTTGACAAATCGTGTTGCCAAGTTCATCGATTGCGATTGCGATTTGCCAAAAATAGACTGACGCCGAACGCATCATTCTCCACACAATTGAATAAACAAAACCTATCGTTCCAAATATCAGGAACAACAAGATTGCCAATAAGAGCAAAAGGAAATTAATCATTCTTCGATTACTTCAGCTACTTCAGCCCATTTATCCGTTTCGTAGTTCTTATCCGTTTTTCTGAACCACAAATGCAATTGATTGATGCTCGCAACGACATCGTCGTAAAGTTCTTTTGCTTCTTGCGTTGGAAGTTCATCGCGACTGAAACTTGACGACCATTGCTTATTTGCATCGCCTTCAAATTTACCAATCACAATCACCTTGTCTTTAGCGAATGATACTTCGTAAACTTTTGAAATTGCTTTTCCGATTAATGGTGGTGATACTGACGTGTCAATCGTTACGTCCACCTCTGTTGTTAGTTCTGTGTACATTTTTTTTAGTTTAAAATTTTGAATGATTGACCCACAATTATTTGTGCGTAG